TACAGTTGCTGCACCTGCAGTAGATCCAACTCTGTAATATCCTGTTTGTATTACTTGATATTCAGTTGCACCTGCTGAAACTGAATTAGTGCTTAAAACGTTTAAAACTGACATGTCTCGTCGTGTTATTTCTTGTCCTTTTTATTTATCTCTTTTTCTTTCTTTAACATCTTTTGTAACTCTGCAGTGCTACCAACAAACATAGTATTATTTACTGTAGATGGAGAATTCTTTTTTTCTTCAGAATCTAAGTCTTTCATTTTTTTCTGAAGATCAATTAATTTATCTGTTGTATCTGCCACTGCTTTAATTGTTGTTGCAGCAACTTCGTACGCACGAGGATGATCAGATGCTTGTGCAACTTCTAATATGCCATCTACTGCCTCTTGTCCTTTCATTACTAAACTATGTAATGCAGCACGAGAAACTTCATAGTCTGACTTTACATCTTCTTCCGCAGACTTCTTAATTATAGGTTTTACTTTTTCAACATGTTTTTGTAATGCAGTTTTCTCTACACCAAACTCATCATTTAAACCATCAAAAGGATTAGTCATTGTTCTTGTAACCTCTCTACAACTGTTTTTGCTTGCATGGGTGCAATATCATTTAGACCATTAGCATCAAACCATGGTGCTTCTTCCCAATCAAAACCTTCACCAAATGTATTGTCAGGTGACATAACATACCAATGACATTTCGCATCAGGAACATCTACAGCACAAACTGCCCAATCATCTGCCCACTGAGGTACTTGCACATACATCACTGGTAAATGATTTGCATGAGCAAATTTTGGTAATCCGATTAGAACTCCCCATACTAAAGTTAATACAACAAAAATTTTTATCATACGTTTTCATCAGCTCCAGACACAGGATTACGTTTCTTACTGTCTGTAAAGTCTGCATCTGTAATACCAAATCCGAAATCATCATCAGCATCTGCAGTAAGAGGATTTGGTTGAATAGTATAACGAACTTCTCTTGGTGCAGATGTAGTGTTTGTACTGGTATACATGTCTGTAATAACCTTCTTGATGACTTTCTCGTCTCTGACAGGACCGTATAAGTATGTCTTCATTGTAAACTGAAGAGTATATGTGATTGCTCTTCTTATTGCAAATTCACCTTCGTAAATATCTTCGTATTCTACATTAGTTAAAACAATAGGAACATCCCTAGTCTCATTCATTGAAGGGACTAATTTAACTGACAAATTATAATGAGGTTGGAAGTATGGTAATATCTGTTCAACAATCTGTAAACTATCATCTTGGTTCTTAGATATAATACCCATCTCAAATGATAGATTATATGGCACTGGCATAAACATTGATTTGTTTTTATCAGCAGTGTTTGCTATTTTAATTTTTTGTGTTGGTGAAACTTTTCTACTTGAATCATACTCAAGACCATTAATCTCAAAAGAGATTCTAGGTAAAGTAAGTTGAACTCTTTTATTAGTAGGATCAGGAACTTGATCTAGTCTTGCTAAGAATTTTGCTTTAGGACCATATGCTAAAGGAACTTTCATCACTTCATCATTACGACGAAGTTCGATGTTGTTGAATAATGTTCCAAATGCAACAACTGATCTTCTAAAAATTTCGTGGTATGTATAAGTGCCTAACATAATTAAACCGTAGTGTCAGTAGATGAACCAAATGTCCCGAATGGGTTTGTTTCTGAAAAATCTATTATATCGTTATCTAGGGTCTCAAAGTCATAGTTCTGATCTATAGAGTCCGCAGTGTTCACATTATTTAGTGTATTGTATGATGCAGAAGTCCATGCAGCACCTGAGGACTGTCCTGTGACAGTCTCAGGAATAGTAAAGATACCGCTTCTATTAAAGACTTGTAACTGTCTTGTATTGGAATCCCATGCCTTAACTTCAGCAGTTACATTAGATGTGCCTCCAGCAACAATCTCACCAACTGTGAAATCACCAGTCCCTCCAGTAGCAAAGTTAACTGTAATAGCATTAGCAAAGGCAGTTTCGATTGCATCGATCTCTGCGATTCCTGTGTCGAGATCTTCGTCGCTGTATTCAAAGAGTTCACACTGACATTCCCAAACATAACCTTTTCCTAATTGATAAAATGGTTTTTCTGCTTCTACAAATTTAATTTCAAACAAATGTTTTGTTACAGGAAACCAAATTAGATCTCCTTCGTTGGGTCGTCCTTCGACATTAAGAACTGTAGAGTCGTCAACCTTTTCTTTAAATTTTTCACGGGAGAAAATAAAAGTTGTCTTGTCTTCGATACGTACTCCAAATTTGCTAAGTAACTCACCTTGTCCTTCCCATCCTTCAACATTATTGACATATGCTCGAATTGCTTTTGCACTGTCAAATTGCGAATCCGCGTCTTCTCCAAGGACTGTATCCCTGTTGACAATCGTTCTCGGAACATAATAAATATCTTGCCCATAAATTTCAATAGTTTCTACAATAAGATTTTCAATAAATTTTTGTTCTTGTGCAGACCCATTAACGTTAAGTCTAGCACTATTAGAATAATCACTTTGGACGTAATCTTGTGCTGGTGTATTTGAGATTGCCATTAGTGGTTACCCTATTAAGTCTAAAGGTGGAAGTTCGTAAGTTGTTCTAAGAGTCTCCTCTAAATCTGTTTTAAATTTAGAAGCGTCTTCTAAAATTTGACGACCATTAAGTGTAACACCACCTAACATTTGAATGCCATCATACTTACTTAGGTTTCTTCCCCATTGTTGCATGAATAATGCTTCAACATAATCTTTCAACCAGTTATCATTAAACATACTGGTATATGTAGTTGGATCTTGTCTAAGAGACATTTCAACTAATATGAAATCACCAGCCATTAAATCTGCCCAATCCATATCAAGATATAATCTACCTTGATGTTCATTAAATCTGACTCTACGATCTCTTTGTGAGTTAGTCACCCAGTCAAGAGTTTCAAGATACTGTGAAGTCATGAAATAATGTAGAATATGTCCATGCGTCATAGCATAGATATCATTCAAAAAGATTTGATATTTAATATTAAAAATATTGCCTGGTACTATACTTGATGCACCTATCTGAGAATATACATGATTAACACCTAATGTGCCTGGTGGTAATGAAACATAGTTATCCATTTCATACCATGCAGTAGAACCTTCCTGAGAAAATCCTTGTGCAGCAGTTTTAATAGCATCAGTAACCTCAATTTTCATGAAGGTTTTGTAACTACCATTATAGTGATACTCTTGATAAAAGTCGATTGCTTCGTCTACTAGATCATCAAGTTGCTCAGTTGCAACGTTGATATCGATCGTAGGATATCCTAATCTACGAAGAGCGTAGTCTTTTAATTCTGTTTTACTTGCAGGTTTAGTAGCAGACATTTTTTATTAACTGAATGAGGATATAGTCAAGGCAGAAACATCATTAGCAGCGACGACTTCTCCAGACTTGAAGAATCCGTCAACATTATCAACAGTGATAGCATTAGTGCCTAAAGCAGTAATGACCCCTGTAGTGCCACTGGTTGCTCCTGTGACAGTCGCTCCCACTTCCATAGTGGTAATGTCACTTAGAGCAAGAGTTGCGTTTGTAGCAACTGTGGAAGTGTTTACAGTAGCACTGTTACCATGAATGGTTGTTACATCAAATGTAAGTGAAGCACCACCGCCACCACCAAGTTGAGCATCAGCAACTGTTACTGTTTCATTTACAATAAATCCACTACCATCATCTGTCACAGTAACACTAGCAGCACCATTTGCATCAACAACAACAGTGAATGTTGCGTTAGCACCTGATTCTTGTGTACTGTAATCAGATGTTCCTAAGGTGTAAGTTCCTTGAGTTCTTAATGCATCAGCAGCACTAATATTACCAACAGTCTTAATACCAGATGCGTTAGCATTTAGGATAGTTACTGTTTCATCAGCAGCGTATCCTGTACCTCCATTGTTGATAACAACGTTAGTAACAACACCACCTGCGTTAGCAGTAATGTCAACAGTTAGAGCAGATCCAGATCCACCAGTTGCAGAAACTCCAGTTGCAGTTGTGTAACCAGTTCCTCCAGATAATGTTCCTAAGTTCATTGATAGAACTTTACCTGCATTTGCGTTGGTAATTGTAACTGTATCTGAGATTAGATAATCAGAACCACCTGCGTTGACTGCAGCAGCAGTGATATTTCCATCAGCATCAACTGTTGTGTTAACAGTCAATCCAGATCCAGTTCCACCAGAGGTTGCAACCGCAGTAGCACCAGAGAATCCTCCTCCACCACCATTAGAAACAGTCGTTGCTACAACAGCACCAGGTGTAGGATCACCTGATAAGTTAAGAGTTAACGTAGTTGTAGTAGCAAGATTATTTAACATTGCTTTAAGTTGTGAGAACGCATTGTCAAGTTTTGCTTGAACTCTTGCTTCTGTATAATATTGATTAGTTCCTTCAGAAAGGTTAGTTGTAGACTTACTGGATAGATCTAAGTTTGCACCTGTTGCAGCAGCAACTCTTGCGTTTGCTCTTGCATCTGTATAGTAAAGATTTGATGAACCTTCAGATAAAGCATCTGTGTCAGCAGCAGCAATCTTAGTATCAAAGTTGGAGTTAGCACGAGCAGTTGTAAAGAAGATATTAGTGCTACCTTCAGTAATATTATCAGTATTAATGTCTGCCTGAGTTACAGAAAGAGTTCCACTACTGTGTGTGATACCAGTTCCGTATGTGAAATGAGTCCTTGTTCTAGCAGCAGTAGTAAAGAGATTTGTTGATCCCTCAGTTACATTGTCAGTATTAATATCTGCTTGAGTTACTGTTAATGTATATGTGCCTGCAGCATCATCATAAACTTTAGTAATACCAGTACCTGCTGAGACAAGAGCATCAATCCTGTCATCAACTCTTTCATTAGTAAAGTATAGATTTGTTGATCCTTCAGATAATGCATCAGTATCATGGTTTGCAATACTTGAAACTGTTCCAGTTACGTTACCAGTTAAGGCAGCAGTAATAACATTAGCAGCAAAGTTACCAGATGCGTCTCTTAGGACGAGGTTGTTAGCAGAGTTAGTACTCGCAGAAGCAACGTTAATTGTAGTATTACCAGAAACACCATCAGCATTAGTAAGAGTAATTCCTGACGATGCGGTAACTTGGAGAGTTCTTTGGGCATAGGTGTTAGCAGCAGTTCGGACTACATAACCAGTTCCTGACATTGCAGCAAGTGCAGTAATGTCACCATCAACAAATGTTGTTGTAATTGTTGGAGCAGAGCTACCATCTACAGATACAGAACCTTGAACAACACCTGCAAGGGTGAATGTTCTAGCAGTCTTCCATGCATCAGCAGTAGATGCGTTACCTAAGAAACCTGCACCAGATCCTGCAGCACTAGCAGCAGTGATTTGATTAGCAGCAAAGTCACCAGATGAGTCACGATTTACAACTGTAGAGACTGTTGCAGCAGTCGCAGTTGTCATACCATCTAGTAAGTCTGCGTTTAGATTATTAATTTTGTCAGTTGTAGGTATAACAAGAGCAGGTCCAGATGATACTTGAGATATAATTTGTCCATCTACTGTGAGTGTGCCATCAATATTTGCATTAGCATCAACATCAAGAGATGTACCAGCACCAGTAAGATTTAAACTACCTGCTCTTAGAGCACCATCAGTACCAGAAATAACTTCTGAACTATTAGTTGCACTTGTTACGAATGCGAATTGGGATGATGATCTGTCGAAACCAAAGAAACCAATTTTAGCAGACCCATCGTAATAACGAAATTCAACACCGCGATCCTTACCATCGTTAGACGCTGGTGCTGTGTCACCACCAACAGTAATGATAGGGTCATCGATAGTTGTGACCGTAGAGTTAACTGTAGTTGTTGTTCCATTGACTGTAAGATTACCTGTGATTATTAGATCATTTGCAGTTGTTAAAGCACCTGCAACATCTAGTGTTCCTTGAACATCAACATTACCATTGTCAGTATCAACTGTAAATTTATTTGCTGCAGATCCATTTTGAATCTTAAACATCTTATTATCTGCAGTGATAGTAACATCATCGTGAGTTACTAAAGCACCAGATATATCAGCACTATTGTTAAGATCAAGAGCACCTGTTAATTCAGTGCCACCATAAACTCTTAGACCCTCACCAACAGCAAGATTCTTAGCAATACCTGCACCACCAGTTAACCTGATAGCACCATCAGCAGCATAAGAACCAGTTAGAGTTTGTTGTGTGTTATTTGTAAATGTGTTTACACCAGATGTTTGGAATGTATCATTAATCTGAGTTGCATCACCAACTGTTAATGTTCCAATAATATTTGTATTACCGTTATCAGTATCAATACTGAACTTAGTTGTGCCAGAACCATTGTTTATATTAACTACTTCGTTATCACTTTGAACAATTAAAGAGTCATTAATAGTTGTTTGACCTGCAACAACTAGAGTTCCATCAGTTGCGATGTTACCTGTAGAAGATGCAACAGTCATCTTATCTGTAGTTCCAGATCTGACTGCAAAGTTTGCATCAACATCTACAGTTCCGTTGAACTCGGAGTTACCAGTTACTGTAAGTTGTGCACCAAGAGTTGTATTACTATCAACATTAAGAGTGGAATTTAATTCAGTGTGACCATCAGCAGTTAGAGTTCCTTCAATATTAGTATTACCAGTTACGTTATCGACAAAGAACTTATCAGTAGTTCCGTTTCTAACTGCGAAATCAGCATCAATATCAGTAACACCATTAATATTAACTGTACCTTGAATTACAGTATTACCATTATCAGTATCAACTGTAAACTTATCTGTGCCAGAACCATTCTGAATTGCAAACTCTTCGTTAGAAGCATTGATAATTAGACCATCATTAATGGTTGATTGACCTTCTACTGTTAATGTTCCTTGAATATCAGTGTTACCAGAAGGACCGTCAACACTAAACTTAACTGTGTCTCCAGAGTTTTTCTTACCAACAAATAAACCTTGTCCTGATCCAGTAGCACCAACGTGTAGTGTTGTGTTAATACCAGCACCACCAAAGACTCTTAAGTTAGAAGTGTTATGGTTTGAATAACTTGGAGTATATGCAGCAATAGAACCAGTTCTTAGTTTGTATCGAATAGATAGGTAGTTTCTTAAACCATAGTTTTCAGTTACGTCTTCTTGTTGGTTAAAGTCACCGTTAAGGAAAATATCACCATTAAAGAGAACATTACCTGCAACATATCCACCACCATCAAATCTAAATGAACCATAGTCATTAGAACCGATAGTATGAGGAGCACCAGATACAATCGTAGGTGTATCTGTAGATTCAAAATGAACATTAGATGCTACATTTAAGTTTGAATTTAAGTCTGTATTACCAGAGACTGTTACGATACCACCAAATTCTGCATTACCAGAAGTTGTATGAATCTCTGTCTTAACAGTTCCAGATCCATTTTTAAACTGTAATGATTTAGAAGCACCTTGTAACACCATGGTGTCATCAAAGCGAGAAGTGCTATTAGCACGGAATGTTCCATCTACATCTAGTAATCCACCAATATTAACATCATCTCCAATACCTGCACCACCTGCAACTACTAAGTCTCCAGTAGTATTAGATGTTGAATTAGTATTTGTTGTAAGTTTTAAATTACCTGCTGTGATCCCAGAAGCTGTTCCAGTAAATACTTCTGAGGTATTTGTGGCATTGTGTAAGAATGTAAATCCTCCGACATGTCCTCCAAGGTCTGTGTAAGAATCGTCGTAACCAAAGAATCCAACTCTTGCTTGAGTATCGTAATATCTGAATTCAACTCCACGATCTTTATTATCATCAGTACTAGGAGCAGTATCACCACCAAGAGTGATGATAGGATCATCAGATGTGATCGTTGTGCTATTAACTGTTGTAGTCGTTCCATCGATCTGTAAGTCTCCATGTATCCTTACTAATCCTGTGATTGCTCTATCATCACCTGGATCAAGGTGCATTGTAGAATTAGTTGTTCCAATATAATTGTCTTGGAATCTTGAATCTTCAATATGAACTTTACCAGTAGATTCAGTAGCAGTAAGTGTAATAGTATCATCTGCTGAAAGAAGAATGTTACCAGCACCAGCACCTGAGTTTACTGAAGTAAGTGTTAGATTCCTAGCAGAAGAACTACTTTGAGATAAACCAAACGTTAAGTTACCATCACCAGTTTTAGATAATGTCTGATTGCTAGATCCATCTAAAGTAATATCTGGATCAGAAATATATGTTCTTACATTGATATCGACCTCACCAGCACCACTATCGCCAGTGTTATTAGCACCAAACAGAAGATTACCTGAGGTATCATTTACTTTAACGTAATTTAATTTATTGAAACCACGATAACCTGTGGTAGAGGTAAGTTCTTGATCTAATTCAAAATGCTCAACAGCATTTCCATCAGCAAAAGAAACTCTATTATTTTGTAATTGTGTGTTGTCTACACCTGCAGCAGCAATAGATACATGACCAGATGCTACATCAAAATCCTCTTGTGCGAAAGAGGCAAGACCCTTTTGTTCTGTGCTTTCGGCAGCGAGATATCTCCACCCGCCATTGTCACCGCTACTATGAGTAGGAGCACCTGCACCTGCACTAACATCTTGATATGCCTGATATACCTTCGAGGCATTTTTAATGATATCATATCTAGAATATGAAGTACCTGCATTATAATCTAGTGCAGTAGTTCCTTCAACTGCTGTAGCGATAGGCACAGTTGCAGCACTTGTTAAACGACCCCTGTCGTCAACTGAGAATTTTGTAGCATTAACTGTCTGTGAACCTGCTACAGATGTCAGGGATTCAGTATTATAGTCACCTGCACTAACAGCTGTAGTAACCAAATCAATAGTTGGGTTACCGCTTATTCCACCACCATCTGTGATAGAAACTCTACCTGCAGTACCTGTAATTGTTCTAGTGGACATTGCTCCACCAGAAGTTCTTGAAATAATACCTGTAGTCGTTAGACCAGAAATTGCAACTAAGTCAAGGTCATATGGTTGTGCAGATGAACCTTCTACTGTTCCATTTAAGTTATAATCTGCAAGAGTAGAGGGAAAAGAACCATTTGTAATTCTACCTTTAGCATCAACAACAAGTTTTGTGTAAGTTCCTGTTGGTGCTGCTGTTCCATCATAATGTGGAAGTGTTGTTATTAAACCTAGAGAAGCATTAATTGTGATGTTTTGAGATCCATCAAAAACAGCAGATCCTGTAAGGTCATCTGCTAAGTTTATTTGACGAGTTGAAGATAATCTAGCAGCAGTTGAAGCATTACCGATCAGTGTCGCAGTGATCGTACCTGCTGCAAAATTACCATCAGCATCTCTCTGTACAAGAGTGTTGGCAGTGTTTGATGTAGATTCTACAGGACGTTCATATCGGAGAGTGTTCCATGCAGTAACACCATCACCGATTTTAAATCTACCAGTATCTAATTCTATTCCTAATTCTCCTTGTGCGAGAATTGGGTTTGAGTTTGCCCATTCCTGAGCTCCACCTCTTCTTAATTGTAATCTATTTGCCATTTTTTACGACAACTCTATGAGATAATGCTTCAAAGTTATTTATGCTAGTAAAAAAGGGGATTGCTCCCCCTTTAAATATTATCCCACATCTACGTTGTCTACTTCCTCTTCTGGAGGTGTTTCTGGTGTTGGTGGGTTGTAATATTCTAGGGTTTCAATAGCACCTTGAAGCTTAAGTGCTTGAATTTCATTTTGTTTGATTTTTTCAGACATTTGCTGATTCTCTGCAAGGAGTTTACTTAATTGTTCTTTGAACTGACCAAGCATACTCTCCTGAGATACTCTCTCAACAGGTGCTGAACTAGGTGTTGCAGACATAATTTAATTTGAGTTTTTGACTAACGTTAGTAAAAGCGACTTAATATCGCCTAATTCAGATTTTAACTCAGAAACCTCATTTTGTAAAGTATCGAAATCTCTATCCTTTCGTTTTCGAGCACGATAACTTCTCATGTAATCATTATATTTTTTGGTATCGGCACACTGGACTGCTCCAGTTATGTCATCTTTATACCATCCTTCACAATCTTGAACAGCAACTTTCATTATACAGCAAGAGCGATTGCTCTTAAATCTTTAACAATAGGGGTATATGCCTGATTGTTAGATACGAATAAGATTTTAATCTGATATTGACTAAAGTCTAATCCAGAAATCTCATATTCATATTCTCTATAAATCTCCTGTTCTGTTGTAGCAGGAATAGAGGCAGAATCCGACCCTGTTGGGAAGAATTCAAAACCCTGAGTATCGATCGAATCAGTAGATCCAGTCGGTAATACTCTATATAGAGGTTTTATGAAAGTGTTCGCTGGACGGTAAGCACTGAATATCAATTTAATTGACGAAGATGGGTTAACCAAATCAGCAGCTTTAGTAATATAAACTGCTTCATGTGTATCACCGAAAGGTAATAATGCAGTATTAGGATCAGAAGGACTGTTAATCCTACTACTTACCAATGTAAGAGACATTCTATCAGTATCTAAAATAGGAGATACAAGTGTAGATTCTGTCTGCATTGTTAAATCAACTCTAATTGATTTTTCACCATTCAATTCAGCAGACTCATTTGCCTGTGAACAAATTAATTGTGGTGAAGTAAAGTAATTATCTTGATCAAGGTTAACATCTAAGAATGCACCAGTGTTACTAAATGAATTTTGTGACATTGTAGCACCATCATTGATTGATGTACCTGTGATAGTATTAACTCTTGCAGTCATAGTAGTCTTCGGAAGAAGAAGTTTTTGAATCTGAGGAACAAGAACTTCATACTGAATATTCTGTGATGCTACAGAATTTGATCCTCCAGATTTAATTCCAAGTTTTCCAATAGAAGATGTTGCTAAATCGTAACTATCAAGTGTTGGTGATGAAATTGCAGTATGTGTTTTATTAATTTCTATTAGAGGAATACCATCAAGGTTATAACATTCAACAACTGATTCATCAACATGAGATGCTGCAGTGGTTCCATCTAGTCCTCTTTCATTAGCAGTAATTGTTTTACCATTAGCTGAGATAGCACTATAAGAAATAATTTCATCATCAATCTTGATGTATCCTAAGTTTGTTGTACTAATAGCAGCACCATTAATTAACTTATGGAATGCATTAGCATCATTAACTGAGATAGAAGTATCACTAGCAGATATAGAAGATGTTAGATAAGTATCTGAAACTTCTGAAGTAATACCTGTAAGAACAACGTTGTTATCTGTATCATGCATACCATGATTAGGATGTAAAATTCTAACTCTTCTTTGATCTGTTGTATATGTCGGAGTTGTACTTACAAATGCATCACTAACTGCACCGCCTTCAACAACGTCTCCAGCATAAGTTATAGAACTTACAGTAGCAGTAATACTAGAAGTTCCACCTGTAATGGTTTCAGTTGAAGCAGTGAAGTCTGTAGAAACATATCTTAAGGTCAGTGTATTTGTTCCAGATGTCCAAGTTACAACTTCAGCAGTAGGTGCTGAAGCAGAGTTACCTGTAATCGTTTCACCAACTAGGAAGTCACCAGATGCACTTGACACAACCATAGTTGCTGTTGTTTTAGATGAAACAATACGGTTTGCAATAACACCACCAGTGTTAGAACCTGCTTGCCAACTACCAGAAATATCATTAATAGTTAACAATACACCAGAACTACTTGTAGCAATAGCAACAATAGTACCTTCAGCGAGAGTTGTTTTTTGATACAATCTAGCACCAATAGTAAATGGTAATGTTGTTGAGTTAGTTACAAGTTGAAGTTGTGGTTTGAAAGTAATAACTGGATCAATGGCTAATTTAACCTTTCCACCATTACCAATATCAAGAGGAGCATTATTTAAACTAACTCTAGTAGCAGCAGAATTATCAAATCTCGCTCTATTAATAATAAATTTCATATCTTCATACTGGTCTGCAGTCCAAGTAGTTGCGTTCTGTGACTTGAATAACACACCTGCATATGGTTGTTCAGAGATAGTTCTATCACCACTAATGTCTAATTCACCCATTCTAGAAATCCATACCTGATATTCATTAGAGTCAGAGAATAAAACAAAGCAATGTTCTATAGATTGAGGAATGAATACGGGTGCTCTAAATGTAAACCTAGTAGCAATAGCACCTGTTTCAGAAATCTGAACGTCTGCAGGATTTAAAGTTGTATCAGAGAAAGGAAGAATAGTTGTTGTTGGATAACCATTTTCCATTGTTCTAATCTGCATAGAGATTGGAATGTTATTATCTTTAGCATTAAAGTAAATATCAACTGAAGTTAAGAATGTTCCACCTTCTTCATCAACCAAGAATGATTGTGCAAGTGGATCCCACCAACCAACCTGACGTGTCTCAGTTCTAGTAGAGGAAACTGTTCTATCTTGAGTAACAGTATCACGAACAATATCAGCGTTTCTAATAGCAAGAACATTTTCTTGAACAGTATTTAATGTTCCTTCAGCACGGTACTGTGTTTCAGCAGCAGATGCAACAGTTCCAAATACTCTAGAATCATTCTCATTAGTTGTAAGACGTAAAGTTCTAGTTCCAGTTGACCAACGAGGATTAGTATCTGTTCTAGGACTTGGTATAAAGAATGATCCTTTCCATTGTCCTAATCTATCAGTTAAAAGACGACGTTGCCTAACTACAGCTCTTGCTCCAGAAGCACCTTGAAGAACTTCACCAACTTGGAAGTTACCATAGTAATCTCCAACTGCTTGAACCGCTAATCTATCAGTATCAATATTGATAAAGTTTGTAGTAGATGAGTATGATGTAGGCATCGCAGTATCATCATAAGGATTAAATTCATAGAAATTATTAGGAGGATCAACTTGGAATTTACATCCACTTGTCAAACCTGTAACTGTTTCACCAACAACAAATGGTGTAGAGTTAGTTCTACTATCAGTTGATGCATCTTTAATAACTTCAATAACCTTAGGAATCATATATTCTGCAATCTTTTGTCCATCAAAGAATCCATAGAAAGTAGTTCTAGGTTTCATTCTAACAACTGCTACTTCAATATTTCTAGAACGAATCCATGGGATTGCTGTTGCAGAAACTAAACTATCTCCTAGAGATCTATTATCAATTCTAGGAACAACTCTAGTTCTAATACCACTTCTGGTTTGTCTTTCAGTTGTAGTTGTAGTAGTTGTTCTATCTACAGCACGACCTCTACCCCAGTCAGAACGACGACCAGCTCTGAATGTTCTTTCACTAATCTCAGTTCCAGTCCAGTTTGTTCTCCAACTACCCCATTGAACAGGTGCGAAACCTTCATTATTAGTATTCAATGCTAATCTAGTTGCTTGGAAATCACCTTCAATATTAGTAACTCGTACTGGAAGACGACTTGTATCAACCCAATCATCAGAGGCAGGTAAAAGATCAATACGACCAATGTATGCAAAAACGTTAAATGGGTTAACATTTTCAACACGGGATGCATATGGTTGATTAATTAATACTTCTTCTGTATATGGAAGTGTAATTAGAGGACCAGTTTTTTGATAATTTGTAGATAATGATTCATTAATTAATAATGATACATTAGTTGTATAATGAGATGGGTGAGCAGCTCCTAAAACAAAATCTAATGAAGCGTTATAATCTGGATTTGATACAGCAGATTTAGAATGATCTGTAAAATCATCAACAATAAATCCATTCTTTAATCTATTATTACCATTAGCATCTAATATTTCAGTATTAAATGTATCTGTCTCTAACATATTCAGAGATGTATAATATTCAACCTGACCTAAACGTGTTTCAAGTTTACCAATGTCACGCATTGTGTAACGTTTATTCTCAGATCTAAGAATAATAGTATCCTCTGAAGGATCAAAACCATATGGAGAATGTAATAATGTTGCAAGAAGCATACCATCTGCAATACCTGATGGTTCTTGAGGATCCTCTGCAGATTTACCTGTTACAACTTGGAATTCACCATTAGGTAATATGAATACCTTATCAATTCTTGATAGATACCAATCAAAATCACAACGGAAATCACTTGCAATTTTAGGAACATCAAATAAAGTTGCAGAAGGTGTACCAGAAGTTGGGAATATTCTTGATATAAAGTCAAATGTTGAACAGTTTACAAATGCAGGAGATCCAACAGTTCCAGTTCCACTGAATAGATTCTTAACACCTGGACGGAAGTCAAGATAATCTGGTAAATACTTAGATCCAAATATAGGAATATCTTCATACGCAGTATCAAGATATGATTGACCACCAAAATAATCACCCGTTGCAGAGTGTGCATAGTAATCAAGAACAATCTTTAATTTTCTAATTGGTGTAGCAACACCTTTCTTACGAACTATCTTAGCAATTCCGTAAATAAAGTTAGTTTGACCATCAACAAGATCATATCTTTCAGTAATTACTTTAGAACCAGCAACAACTGATCCTACACTATCATTGATAATACCTGAGATAGCAGTGTTTGCACTATCAGTTCCAGTTACAGTCTCACCAGAAATAAATTGTCCACTTAGATATACAATAGTTAACTTAAGTGTGCTTGAGTTGAAATCTACAACTCTTGCTCTTGCTTTTGATGTGCTACCAGTAACTACTGTTCCATTAGCAAAGAAAGTTGGTTCAACTAATGTAATTGAAGGAATTACAGGATCACTATCATCTAGTGATTCATAGACAGCATGAATCTTATAAGCATCTGTTAATCCAAGAGATATATCTTTATCTTGAACTCTAGTTCCATAAAGATTAGAATATGCTAAATTATAATTTTGTTTGTCTAAGTTTAAAGTAGTTTTATTAACTTTCAACACAAACATCTTTTGAGCAGATTTAGTTTTTCTCTGCGTAACATTCTTAGAAATGGATGCAGTTACTTTAACTGAAGTGATATTAGTAAGATTGTCAATCTGAATAGTTGTTCTATCTGCAGATGTGAAAGATGTATATCCTAAGTTTCCTGTTCCAGATGTGATAATAGGAATTTGATCACCAACAGGATGAGTTCCATTAGTACTTGCTAATACAGTAAATGTATAGTTTGAATTAGAAAGTGCTTGGAACTGTTCGTTCTCAGGAAGAGTAATAGAAATAGAACCAGATGATACAGTTTGAGCATCAAAAGTTCTTCTAACAACCATAGATTCATCAGAGATACTCTTGACATATGGTTTTGGCATCTGTTCTAAGAGAGTTGCATTATTTGTCCCTTGAAGATTTGCTCTATATCTAACAGCAACAGAATAATCACCTGCTGATGGAGCAGCACTACCTGCACCAGGTGTAACATTTACTTTTTGTAAAGCAAAGTCAAATATAGTTCCAGTATTAGAAGAAGTTAAATTTGTAGGATCAACAAAATCTACATCAACAAATTTAGTTGCACTAAAATAAATTCTATCACCAGGTCTCAAGTCTATTGAGAAGTTTGAGTTTTGTCCAATAATATTTTCAGCTGAACCTGTTGCATCATATGTAAATGTAGAACCTTGCAATTCTACAAAATCTTCAAGAACAATATCAGCAGTAAATTCAATAGCATTTGTTCCTTCATCTCTTCCTAATACTTGACGAGTATCAGAATACTGATAAACATGAACATTTGTAATGGTATCTAAATTAATACCATCAATTTGTATCATTTCTCCAGCTTGGAAACTTCCCTCTACTGCGTATAAAGTTGCATGATCACCTGTAGATGCAGATACCACATATCCTTTAGCACCAGATGTTACACCAGTAACAACTGATCCAAGACCTACAGTTTGAGCACTTGCTAAGTCCAGAATAGTAAACATCTGAACATCAAAAAGATTTAATTTATATTTGTCATCAGCGTCACCAAAAGTTGTGTTAGGATCTGCAAAATGTTCTAAAGAAGAAACACGAGCATATCCAATAACATTACCTACAGCATCACCAGGTGTTGTTGTAAATCTATCATGAAGTTCTATAGTCTGATATGAATTAGTGATTGTAGAACCTGATACGTTTACAAAACCAAATACATTTTGAACTAACGAGAAGTTACCTAATTCAAATGGAATGATAGTATTCTGTGCAGAATCAGTATCTCTTGGTTTAGCAAGGTCAACATATTTTGGTGTTAAAGTTTTAATTCTATATCCTCTAACATAAGCAGTACCTGGACCAAATTCAACTGCATAATTACTTTCAATAGCAGTATTTCCTTGTGCTGTAGTATCTCCAGTTTCATAAACACCATTATTAAAACCATCATTGAGGTTTTCTCTCATAGTGATTTGGAAATCGTTTACAACGTAGTCACCAGATTCCTCAAATGTTCTAAGAGCTAATGATTTTTCTAGTTCATCATATGCACTTCTATCAACTAATTTTTCAATCTTATTACCGTTGATACGAAGTAATTCAATAAAGTCTTTATCTGCCTCGTCTGTTAGTTGCTTCTTAATTAAGTTTGTAGTTATTCTGAATCTATGAGAACCAGGAGCAGCATAGTTAGATGTGCCTGCAGCGTTATCATTGAGCGATAAGTCATCTTCTGGGGTGACGATTGACTCAAGGATTTCAAGTCCGATTCTATATTTTGGTGTGGTTCCATACTGATCAAGGAGAATATATTGGTATGGCACGTCTACGAAGAAACCTCTAATGAAGTAAACACCTTCTTGAACGTACGCAGCAGATCCAGTCTGGATTGCTCCAGTTGGTAATAATTGTGCAAATGGTGAACCAACTTCAATAAGAGTTGTTCCAAAAGTAATTTCTGTATCAGTAATTAACTGTTCATTATTAGTAAAAGTTTGTTGAGTTTGTGTAGTTCCACCAGACTCAATATACTTAACATATAATGTAATGTATCCTTTATCAGATGAAGTCTCTGAAACACTAAACAGAACTTTTGCTTTTACACCTGATGTAAGACCAGTAACAATTTTGTTATTAAGTTGAGTTCTATACAATTCAACATCAGCACCCAAAAATGACTCTTGAAGCATGATTGCATCAACTTGTAAGTCATATCCTATTTGACCAGGAATGACCATCGCACCATCTTTAAACAGATGAGAACCTACGTTCTCGATCTGGTTTTGCATAATGCTCTGAGTTTGCGTCAGTTCTCGTGCCTGTATTGGAAAACCAGGACGAAACAGCACTCGATAAAAGTTTTTTGCTTTATCGAAATCGTCGTAGTATGGTGTGACGTTTAGATTAGTGTTTTGTGCCATTAGAACTCGATTACGATTTTAATATCTTCTACCTGGTCGTTTGCACGACTAATGGATCTTCTATTATCTATATACACAACGTCACCGCTATTTGACTTGATTTCGGGTTTCGCATAACCATTGTTAAATTTCATACCCAAGTCATACTCGGTATTGTTGATTGTTCTAGAAGAAGCATTAGGAACAGCTGGGAAGTTAACATCAGGTTGACCAGCAGCACCAGATGTTGCACCATTAATTACATTAGATCCATCAAACTCATTTTGTGTACCAGTTACCTCTGGGAAAATACCATCAACAGCGTTTTGATAATATTTCAAAACTTTGGTGATTGCGTTCCACGAGATAACTCTCGCACGAGCAGTAACGTTTGTACCACCAACAACTCTAGTTTGAGTGATAATCTCGTCGGGGACATAATTTCCTTGGAATGTGGGAGAAAAGATAACCGCTTTAGTAGCAGATACCGTTAGATCAGAAATAAGTTCTTCAGTTCCAAACTTTAAAGGGTTGGTGATAAGACCAATACGACGATAATCGTTATCAATCGGGAAGTCACCTGCACCTTCATCATATGAAAGTTTAGCATTAATCATAACTCGGAATGCACCAAGTTCTACAACAGAGTCAGAACCATGACCATTTGGAGGAGGAATAATAACATCAACTTGTCCACCAGTTCCTGTTCCAACACCAGTAATACTATCAACACTAATCTTACCGAATGTGTATCCAGTTCCACCAGATGTCACAGTTGTGGAGATAATTTTACCACCATCAACAACAACCGAAACTCTACCACCAGTTCCGTCACCATTAATCGCAACGTTATCATAAGTTCCGTTGTTGTAACCAGAACCTGCAGCGTTGATAACAACAGTGTCAATTTCACCAGCAACTGCGTTTGTTTTTACCGCATCATTGGTAAAGACAGGCATGTAGTCATTGGAGAAGAATTTAAGCACAGAAGCAACTGGAATAGTATACATATACTTCCAACGATAGGAATCACCAGTAGTGATAATAGAAGTAGACGTTCCAGTGGGTTCAACAGTCGAAGGTTTTCCGTTAGGGTCGCTAGGAGATGTTCCATTATAGATGCACTTATATACTTGATACTGAGAGTTTACAACGTAAAAATCAGAATCGTATAATTTAGTTGCACCAGAAGCAGCAGTTTTACTAGGAGAGTAATCATGACGATACATGTCATAGGTGAAACCTAATCCACCAGTGGTTTCCTCAGGTGAAACCCAGTCGATTCTACGACAAACTTGTACAGTATCCGATGCTAGAACTCTCTTCAGAGAGATCATGTCGTCATACGAACCTGAGAATTCGGAAAATGAGTCCACTGCCTGTGGCGGTGAGTTTTCATTATCCCATGTTTGAGGTCTACCTATAAACAGGTAGATCCTGTCTCTGTTTGCTCCTGCTACTGCATCGCTTTGCGTTGCATCAGGACCTTCCAAAGATTTAATGAATTTCTTCGCTGAGAATATTCTAAATTGATCAGTTAATAGAGCTGCCATTTCCTAGTGACTACTGTCCTCCTGTTTATTTATGAAGGTTACGAGCGAACAATCGTTTGATAATCAATACTCTTGATTCTGTACGTTGCTCCACCGTTACCTACGAGATTCTCACCACCAAGAATCGCTTGTACAACTGCACCCGATCCAGTGGAATCTCCACCAGCATTTGTAAATGTAGTTGTAGGGTGATAGTTATATGAACTATCTACACTTTGTGGAATACCATATCCACCATTAGTAATACTTAGAGAAGCAACTTGGTCACCCGCAGTGGTCATGGTAACTGTTGCAGTTGCTTGTATATCACCTAAGTTTTCAATAGCTACAGTTGGTGTTCCTGTATAGTTGGTGCCTGGATTCTGAACAATGAAATCCACAATCGTTCCATCTTGAGAGAATTCATATAATAATCCTCCAATACCAACATTTATATTACCTGTATTAAATGGAACTACGTCTTTAACTTGTAAAAGACTCTGTGATGCATCCCAAGATACTACAGTTCCTCTTACTTGTGATACAGAACCTAATACTACTTCGTTAACACTAAAGTTCTGTCCATTTCCTACATTAGGATCTAAGTAAATATTTAATATTGCAGGATGTTCTACACCATCTGTAAGTGTACCTGCAGTGTCAACAGTTGCAAACTTAAATGGTAAACTAGCATCTTTTACTCTATCACCAACAGCAAATAGAGTTGTGTTAGTTCCACCTTGAGTTTCCTCAATACCATATAATGAATTATATAAACCACCATCAAGACTAATCTGACCATCATAATCTGTTCCAGTATTTACCAAGTCAGCAATACCATCACCTGCACCTTCATTTTCAGCAATATCTTGGAAAGATCTATCTGAAAATATTTGGATTGGAACTGTTAATAATGTAATATTACTACCAACAGTATTTAACACAACATGAGGATCAAATCCTGATGGTGCACTTGCTGCAGTTCCTCCATCAAATTGAACAATAGCGTCCTCAGTTGAAGGAATACCACCATCAATAAATGCAAGTTCATCAACTTCAAAAGTAACTAATAGTTCTCTTGTTGATGGATCCCAATCATAAACTCTTGCAATTTTATTATTAGCACTTTCAACAGCACGAATTGCAATATCACCAACATTAAATTTATATGTTGATAAACCATTAGAATCATTTTGACCTGCGTCTAAAATGACTCTCTGATCATAATTAAAGTTCACACCTCTAGTTAAACCAGAGAATTTACCTGCAGTCTTAGCAGTGTACGATATTGTTTCTTTATTTAATATAATTTGACCAGAACCAGGATATGCATCTGTAGAATCTACAAATATTTCTGTGTCACCAGCACCAACATCTTTAACAACACCAGTTAAGTATATAACTGAAGAGTTAAATGACTGTCTAGCATCTGACTTTCTTTTTAAATTAACTAATTTAGTAAAGATAATATTAGGAGCAGAAGTATATCCTTTACCTGGTTCTATTACATTAATACCAGTAATCTTACCTTGATCAACAGTTGCTTCTGCTCTTGCACCAATACCGCCTCCACCTGTAATTAATATGAAAGGAGGTTCTTGATAAAATTCTCCTTGATCTACAACATTAATAGAAGTAACTTCACCTAGAGTATCAATTTCTGCAGCACCTTGTGCTCCTTGTCCCCCACCACCTTCAAATATAAGAGTAGGAGGTGTAGCATAGTTTCTACCTTGATTTAATAATGATAAACCTGTGACTGTTTGAACAGTCGGAGATGCAGTAGCTCCAGTTCCTTGTCCTCCTAAAATTTTTGCTGTAGCAGGACCAAAGAAGTTATCGCCTTTCTTAGTCATTCTGACATAAGAAACATTTCCACTATCACTTAATATTACCTCTCCTTCTGCCTCTGATGGGAATATATCAACTTCTGTAGGAGGTGTATCACCTTCAAATAAAGGAACTCCATAGAAACGATCTGCAATAGCATAAGGATAAACAGGATTACCACTACTATCCTCTGTCATAAAGTATGCATATGTTCCATTTGGATATTCTGGAGTAGGAGCAAACTTACCATTATAAGCATCTAAAGTTCCTACAGATGTATCATAAATGTAATCATTTACTAGATCTCCTAGTACATAACCATCATTAACTATTCTAATTCCATATCCAGTTCCACTATATGAGAACAAATATAATATATTAGGAGCATTTACAGGGATTGTAAATCTAATTTCTCTTGTTGTAGCACCATTGAAACTAGAAATGTATGTCTGATATGTTGTTTCAGAACCATCGATATAATATTTTATACCGTTACCATTAGTTACAGGACCGTCGTATAGATCATTTGTATTACCAACAATTATTGGATTTGATGTATGCCATCCATCTTCTTGTGGTGAAACTAATAATGTAAAACCATCATTTGATGAATCGTTTTGATTGAAAATATATGTTTTTCCTCTTTCAAGATTTAAGAATGAGGGTGATGTGCCACTGTATACAAACTTACCACCTACAACTGTTATATTGTAAGTTACATTAGATACTGTATTAACTTGAGGACGATTACCTTGTAATTCAAGAGTAGTTCTTAGACGATATGAAGATACTTCTCTAGCAACTGCACCACTAGAATTATATCCATAAGGTCCGTAAATTGGATATCCATCAAATGACATACCCAAGATTTTTGAATGACCATCTACATGACGAGAACGATCGATAGTATTTGGATCATTTGAATCAGATTGATAATAATTTTCTAAGTAATAGTTATTTGTAAATACATGGTCTTCTAACTCAGGATCCAAATACATATATCCTTCATGTCCCTCTTTACCAGACATGTCAGGATGATGTTTGCAGAAATAATATATAAATCCATTTTCATCAGCATTCATCAAGAAGATTGGTGCAAATTCATTTTCATAATCAGCAGCTGATGCTTGACTTACACCTGTGCTGTTATAATAAAGAGTACCTGGCGATGCATTATGAACACCATCTGCTGTAGTGCTAAACTGCATTGCATGACCTTGAGGATGTGCTTCTGATACTCCATTAGAACTATCAGACTGATTCCATATAATTAGATAATTTCTCTGAACTTTAATTCCTTCTGGAGCAAAGTAATATTGACCAGAAACAAAAGGACCAAATTCATCTGCATCTGTTCCAAAATCAATATAAAAAATACCATTTGGTAATGCTTGAGGATCTTCACTAATGGTAAAATTAAATCCATTAGATCCTAAAACTTTATCTCCGTTTGCAAAAGATGCACCAGTACTAACACTTCTCAAGTATAGGTGTGTGATATTGTTTTGATTATCTCTGACAATCTTTGCTACTTCTGCTCTTGCTGTTCCAGATATTTCATCAACAATTCTACCAACTTCAACAGAACCTAAAGTTTCATCAACTTGATTTACAGCAATAAAAATATTATCAAATTCTACTTTAATATTCCAAGTAAATACTTGAATTTGACCCCATTCAAATACACCATTAGTAATAGCAAATTCATCTGTAATTTTACTTGATTGATAAAAGTATGTGTTATTATCAATTACAGCATCATAAGCATTTGTATTTTTTACATAATCATATTTTACTGTATCAATGCCAAAACCAGCTGGTGGATTTCCATCTGCACCAAACTCAGGAGTATGTAATAAACCACCATTTGCCATAATACCAATGGCTTTATCAACTTGAATCTGTCTAGTACCTGGATTAGGAACGTCTTTTCCACCACGATATATGAATGTTTGATCAAAAGATCTATCTCCAATTAATGCATTACCACCAGGTTGTCTTTCAACATCAATACCTGTATGCATTGAAGGTTTAGGATGATTATCAGATTGTATTCTTAATCTATCAATTATATTACCTGCATTACTGGTAGAAAATACACCAGTTGTAGGTGAATTAGGATGACCTTGCCAAATTCTGTTAATATCAAAAGAAGTAATTACACTTGGAGTTTCTTGTAAAGGTGTAATTTTTAATCTTAAAGGATCGTATCCTCTACCCCTGTTTAATACTCTGACATGAATAATTTGTCCAGAGTCTGTATCAATAATAGGATATAATAACGCTTCTACATCAGGTGTCCCACAACCAGTTACTGTAAGACGTGGTGGATCTGTAGGAATATATCCAGATCCTCCATTCGTAACCTTTACTGCACGAACACCAAAAATTTCATCGAATATTGGTTCGATTACAGCACCAGTACCAGGAACAGTTCTTGCCATTTATTAACTTACAATGTTGATTTGACCTTGCATTGCTGCATGAATTGTACACTGATAATACAGTGTAGCAGGTGCATCCATAGGAACGGTAAAGTATAAAACAGCAGTTCCACTACCAGATTGACCTGTAGTGTATGGAGTACCTGATAATCCTTGAGTAGATTGAATTCTAAAAGGATGATTACCACCAGTGTTATTATCAAAAGCGTATGTCATACCTCTCATTAGATAGAGAGTAGGATCATTTGTTGAAGTTGCAAAACCAGGACCAGTGAATGTATAATCAGCATTACCATTTGCATCTATTTCCCACCATGTAATAGGACTACGAGTAGGAATCCAGTTAGTTCCATTCCAGAATAAAGAGTCACCTTGAGCAATACCAGTTACGTTTGTATCTGTTAAAGCTGCAAATGTAGTTGTTAGAGATCCACTGAAGTTAATAGTTACAGTATCACCAGAAATAGCTGTTGTAATATTTGTTCCACCAGCTATGGTTAATGTGTCAGTTTGTGAATTTGCAGTCGTAGATCCTGTATCAGCACCAACTGTTTGGAAAACGTTGATGGAACTTACACCTGCATTATCATCACCAGGTACCCAATTTGTTCCATTCCATTTTAAAACTTGGTTAGATGTTGGTGCAGTAGTGGTAACATCGACATTAGAAAGATCACCAATTCCAGTATATTGAGTTAATAAAAATGCTCTTGTATCACCAACACCGCCAGTTGCAATATTAATATTGACATATGGTTTGTCATCACCATCTACAGTGAAAAAGTAACCAGGATATGTCGCTGCAGCAGGTGCAGCAGCTAGTGAAGAAAATTCATTTTTATATGAAATCTTAGTTGGAAAAGCAATAGTTCCTGTTGCACCATCAAAAATACTTGTTACACCGCCTGCAGCGAGAGTAATGTCTCCAGTTCCATTTGCAGCTACTGCAATATTACCATTAGATGAAGAAACAATAGAGTTTCCATTAACATCTAATGCAGATGTCAAGTTAGAGTAATCACTAGCAGCAAACTGCGAACCATTATATCTTAAGACTTGTCCAGTAGCAGGGTTAGTGGTATTGACTTGTAAAGTGCTACCATTACCTAACGCTGAATAAATCTCGTTAAAATTATCGTTAATCTTGTCACCACCAGCTCTCAGGGTATCACCTGTGTTATCATTAGCTGATGTTCCAAGACCTAGGGTTTGTTTAGCCATTTCTTGCTACAATTTTTAGTTATTTATGGGGTTTCGGGGTCTACTAACTCTTCACCGTATAGTGAAAGGTCAGGAGCAGTCCAATCATCAGGAACAGAAGTTTCTACTGCAATGGTAGGATTCTGATATCCAGATCCAGCATTACTAATTTCAACACCTGCTACACCAACCAATGCACGAATATTACCATCGAAACCAGAGATGGAGTCAATTCTAACAGTTGGACGTGAGGTGTAACCAGATCCACCACCTGTTACCTGTACTTTGTCAATAAATCCTGTTGTTAGAACTGCTTGACCTTGAGCACCTTGTCCAAAGATAGATCCAAGATAGTCAAATGTAATAAGTGAATTGGAAGATTCAATAACAGCAACTTCTCTGTCATCTGTTTCACCTTGTATGTCAATAAAGTCTCCAATTTCAATAGGAGGAACAACTTCAGCAGCATCAACGTCCGCTTCAGAACCAACATAAGAGAAGGCAACAAATGTAGATCCAAATCTAGGTATCTCAGAGAAGATAATTCTAGAACCAACAATTTCAAAACCAACGCCTGCTTCTTGAATAACACCATTAAGAGAAACAATGATATTATTCTCAGGTCTAGTAACACTAGATTGAACACCTTCTGTAAGAGTTAGTGAGTAGAATACATCATTACGTTTCAAGTTGAATGACTGTCTCAATGAGTCAAACTCGAATGAGATATCATCTAACTGTCTAAGTTTACCAATATAGAATCCAGTAAATGATGCTCCAAGATCAGGTGCTTCAGTAAATTGAATAATATCAGAGAACGCAGTAAATGCATTATTAGCACCAGGTGGTTGTAAAATACCATTGATAAAGATCAACATGTGACCTGCAGGATCTGGGAAGTATGGAGTTCCATTCGCAGTGGTAAGTTTAAAGTTAGTTTGAGTTCCATCAAAACCTCTGAAGGAACGTTTAACTCTTGCCTTAAGTTCTACGTTATTAGTGATAGCAGATTTGTAACCATCAACTCCTATGATTCCATCTCTAGAATTCCATGTTCCTGTAATTCCACTGAGATATAATCTCTTATTAACACCGATTGTACGGATATCTTGGATTCTTGCTGCAGCAGCACCTGCTGTTGTAACAGTAGTTAAAATACTTGCATATCCACTAGGAATATCACTAATAGCAGCACCATAATCACCTACAATATCACCATTACCAAATGTTCCTTGTGCAACACTTACATATATGAAGTTACTACCTAAGTCAACCTCAGTGATAATGCAGTATTGTGCAGGATCTGCAACTGCATTAACAACCTTATAAAGTCTATTTCCTACAGTGAATGTTTGATATCCACCTATGATTTGTATACCAAATCTAACATGACCAGAAGAGGCAATTTGATCACCAACTTTAATATCTAATCCAGCATATTTAACAACATCAAAGTATCTTCTAGAACTTGTAGGATAAACAACAGAGTTGACCTCAAATGTTCCTATGAGTGATGCAGTATCAACAGTTAACGAACCACCTGTATTATCAGTGATTGCTGCTTGTGTTTTAAAGTAATTAGTAGGACTTGCAGTATTTCCACTTGTATATCCCTTGAATGGGATATCATTTTCAAATCCACCTTTAACATCAATAATATGGATTCTATCTTCGATAGCACTAACTTGTGCTGTTGTTGAGTTAGTAGCACCTACAACATTGTCTGTAACTTGCCATACACCAGCAGTAACACGAACATCAAGATATTTGTAATTGTCGTCAGTATGGAATCCATAAACAACACCAGTGATACTTGCATCACCTTGTTTTTGAACTGTCTCATTCATAGTATAAGGACCATCGGTGATGTCACCATCAATTCTAAATCTCTTATAAACTTGAACAATCTTACCTGAGTTTTCAGTTTGAGTTTCAATCTCAGCTAATGCATCACTTTGAGTTCCATAAGCAAAGTCAGCAAAACCAATTCCTCCACCAATACCAACAAGTAAATCTCTGACTCCATAAGTTTTAGTAGGAATCTTAATACCCTTAACTTCTTGAAGTGTGGTGTAGTAAGTATCAACTGATAATTGTTGTTCAATAATATTCAATCCATATCTAATATTTCTACTAATAGTAGTTGTATTGTAATTAGTTGCAGTGTTTGAATCATAGAAAGCATAGAAACCTGCATTAGTAGATGGTGAAGTTAGTGTACCTGCTAATGCTTGATTGATGTAAGTTTCAAGTAATCCTAGTGCATAAAGTTTAATATTATATTCAGTGTTTGCATAGAATATTTCACCACTCACTGCAGTATAAGGATCAAGAGCACCTTTATTAAGTTTAACACCCCAAACATATGCTCCAACACTTCCATCACCTGTCCAACTTTGTGTACCTGTTGCACTGTTAAGAATAATACTTCCTCTAAGAGTAGAGAAACCAAATCCAAATGTAGTTGTAATATATGCTCTATACCAACCATCACCATAAGGAACTACACCATAAGCATCTCCTGTAATACCTTGTTGAGGTATAAACAGAGATCCAATAGTTCCATTTACTAGATTGAGATCAAAGAATATATTTTGTTCACCAGATGTTCCATCATCAAGAATAATACCAAATCTAACAGATTGAGAACCTGCTGCTTTAAAGAATGCTGAATATGTAAATGTTTGATCATCAACTGCAGTTCCAGATGCACCAGTATCAAATGTTTCTGTACCACTGTCAAATTTAACTGAATCAGTATCAAAAGTTTCAAAAGCATTTAAACTATAATCTCTATATGATTGGTGAACACCAGTTTGAGAATTAGGAGCAAATATCTTCTCTGCTGTAACAGTTGTATCTGGAGCAGCAATACTATTGTTAGTAATAGTAATACTATCTGCACCACTGATCTGGAATGATTGCCAGTTTGATGCAAATGCCTCAGGATTAGTCCAAAGATTAGTTCCTGATACTTGACCACTAATAGCAGATGTAATTAACTTAGCAGATGCTAAAACTTTTACGTTAGCAGGAGCAGTGTGCCAATCGTATGCAGCACTTACACCACTTGTAGAAATAGTAGCAGTTGCACCAGATGTTAGTCCTGTAAGTGTGTTAGTAGCAACAAAAGCATTACCACCAAAAGCACCAACATAAAGTTTGTTAAGTTCATTATCCCACTCTAAAACTTCTGCTTCACCAGAGTTATTAGTTCTAACTGTCTCTCCAACAACAAACTGAGTAGCAGAAACACTTTCAACAGATAATGTATATGCTGTTCTTTCTTTAGTTACATCAGTAATAATCAAGTCATGAACAGTATTATCAACCATTTCATCTAAGAAACTGTTATATGTCCAAGAACTAGAACCAAACTGACTGTTAACAATATTACCAATTTCATCTTTATAATAGTTTTTATTATAAAGAATATTCTTAGCAGCACTTCTCATCTCATCTTTGCCTGGTGCAAGGATGTTAACTGCAATATCAATTAAATCACGGAAACGATAGAGAACTTGATTAATATCTGTAGGAGTTTCAGAATCTCTATATGCACTAGAAGTAGCATGTTGTGCTCTATATTGATCTCCAGTAACAGAATCATTAAGATCATATAGTAAATTGTTAAGTGCTTTTTGACCTACAAATCTAATTCTTTCAAGAGCATAAAGTGTTGGTAGTAACTTATCATCAATAGTTTGAATATTTCCTGATGTATTAATAAAGGTTTCAATAGCACGAATTGTACTATTAGTTCCACCAGTTTGTAGATCAGAAATTACACCAAGGATAATATTTTTAAATTCTGTTTGACGTGCTGATACATCAGAGTATGTAAACGCTGTATAGTTAATACCGTTAAGAGTATAAGTGAACTCTGCAGTAGTGAGACCTGTTGCTTCTTGAGCAAGATATTCTCTATTGAAGTATAATCTATCAGCACCAATATTAAAGTCAGCACTTGTAGGAGCGATAGTGTCATTAAGATTAGCAATTAATGTATCAATAGTTGATTGAACATTAGCACATGAACCGCCATCTTGTGTGATACCCCAATCACCAACAATGATATCATCAGTATTATCGTAAGTTAGATCACCATTAATCGCTTGCTTCATGTAGAAACCAAGACGATCATGTGCGTATGCAGACTGCCAAACTTGGAGACGAATATGAATTAGTTCATCATTAGTACCAAGATATTGTCTTGCCACTTGATTAGTAAAGAAGTTACCACCAAATTCAATATCCTTAACTATTTCATTTAAAATTAATAGTAAGTCAGTCTGACAACGTAATGTTCCATCTCCACTTCCATCAGAGTTTCTAGGCATCTCTGATGCAAGATCAGGATATCTCTGAAGTAAATCATAAGATGCTTTATCAATAATAGGACCAGTGTTTGCACGAATTAAGTTTGCAGCATCTCTATATCTGTATTGAGAATCAACATCAATTTGATTAGTATATGCAAGATCAGTATTTGCATTATGATAATCAATATTAAATGGAACTTGTAAGAATGCATCAACTGTAGCACCAACAAATTCATACAATGGAGAAACTTTAGTAACACTTGCCAAATGATCAACAGGTGAAGAAGCAGCAGCGTTAGAAATTGTATCAGTAAGAATATTAATTAAGTTACCAACAGTTGTGAATACATCTGCACAATCTGCAGTTGAGTAATCAAGAACTTTAATTGAATTATTTGTAGAAGAAACAAATGTATGTGTATATTGATCATTAGGTCCTGATGCACCTACGTTAATTGTAAATGTATCTGTATCTGCTGCTGTAATTGCAATAACCGCATTGTACGCAGGATCTGGATTTCCGTCACCAGCAATCGCACGAGGATATGCAGTCTGACGATCGTTACCATCTTTATTACATGTAAAGGTTAAAGATTCAGTTGCGATTCCAATTCTATTTGCAGTAGTTAAACCATGACCTGCTGCGGTGATTACCATTTCACCTGTTGCAGCGTTGTAAGTAATACCCGTGGGAGTTTTATATGTGTATGAAGGATTAGAGGAGTCTGTAATGGTTGTATCAGTCTTCTGTGTTAATCCATGATCACCTTGAACTGTCCAAAGAGTATTAGTAATGATATATTGAAGCATATCATCGACTGTTTCATAAACAAATAATGTTTCTTTAACAGCAGGTTCAATATTTGAAATTTGAACTGGATTGGTTGTTCTATCGACGTAGTAAGATGCAGCATCCCAAATATGATTATTAGATCCATTACGAAGATCTTGAACGATTGCATTTAATGTATCACGAACATCATCTTCACAATTAATACCTTCATCAATAATGACTGCATTATTTGCAGCAGAGACAAATGTATGTAAGTAGTTACCACCAGTAACAACTGCATTTGCTGCAGCAGATACGAATGTATGTGCATATTGATCTGCCTGTGCAGAAACTCCAACGTTGATAGTTACAGTTCCAGTTTGCTTGATTAAAGCACCAGCAGTTGCAGATACAAATGAATGTGTAGAAGTATCACTAGATGTTCCGACATCAATAGTAAATGTATCACTATCAACAACAGTCACTGCAACCCACTCACCTCTAATAGGATCAGTCTGTCTTGGATATGTGTGGTTTGTAGCATTACTATCGTAAGCACATGTGAATGTTAATGAATTATCAGCAATTTGAATTCTATTGCCAGTAGATAATCCATGGTTACCACTTGTATTAATTGTTAGAATACCTGTTGTAGGAACATACGCTGCACTACTAATATCTTGTGTTGATGTACCGACTGCAGTCACATCTAAAGCAGTATTATATGCAGGATCAGGAGATCCATCGCCTGCAGTTGCACGAGGATAAGTCTTCTGTGCACTGTTACCATCTTGTGTGCAAGTAAATGTGAATGAATCTGCAGTCAATCTAATTTGTGTTCCAACATTAATTGTATGGTTAGCAATCGTCATTACGAATGCACCAGTTGCAGGATCGTAAGTTGCGTTAGATGGTTGGAAATTAACTAGAGGAGAAGGTCCTACATTAACTGTTAAGTTAGTAGAAGTAGAAGATACGATTGGAAGAGCAACATCTTTAGATGCTGGATCTGTTGCACGAGGATAAGTTTTATTAGCAGTATTACCATCCATCGCACAAGTAAATGTGAGAGAATTATCTACAATTTTAAGTCTATCTTTCTCAACAGTAATCGCGTTATCTAAAGCACTTAAGAATTGATGAGTTGTAGTATTAGATGAAGTTCCAACATTTACATCAAATGTATTTGCAGATGCATTAGAAACTGTCAACCACTTACCAGCAACAGGGTCTGTGGAACGAGGATATGGATGATCAGATCCATAACTATCTTCATTACACTGGAATGTAATACCACCAACTTTAATATTGATTCTTTGACCATTTGTAACACCATGATTAATCTTAGTGATAGTCAATACACCTGTACCAGGAACATAAGAAGCAGTTGTAGGTTTAAATTGACCACCATTAGTAAATGTGTTGCCAGTTACTGTCATAGACAATAGACCAGTAGCAGCATCATATGTTACATTAGTTGGAGTGAAACGAGTACCTAGAACTACAATTTCTGGATATCTCTGTCTCATTCGATATACAGATTCTTTCTTAATGAAATCACTATTTGCAATTATTAAATCAGCAGCATCATAATATCTTTGTGATTTACCAGCAAATCCTGATGGTGCTCCTGTTGTTCTAGATGTTGCAAGAATTGCATCATTATTAAAGTCCTCACCTCTTGTAAATCCTTCAGTTCCAGACCAATCTTCTGTAAATGTTTGTGCATCATCACCTTCAAAGTGAATTAGTAATTTTGCATTAGTATCACCTTGGAATATACCATTAAGAGGTGTAAATGGTGCTGTAGAATATCTGGCATTATCAGAAAGTCTGAATTCATCAATATGACCAATGAATGCATTTGCAGCTGCATAATCTGCACCAATTCTAACTGGTTTAGCAACATATGTTGTACTATCAGTTCCAGTTCCTACTTCAGTTCCGTCGAGATATATTTTAGTGGTTGTAGATGATCTTTGAACTGCAATATGATACCATGTATTGTTATTAAGTGTTGTAGCACCAGATGTGACTAAATCTGAATTATTAACATTATATCTAATTTGACCTGCTTCAAGATATAAACGAGATGCTACCTCATTAGCAGCAGATGCTCTCATATCAACCAGTGTATGAGTTCCTGATAATGATGAAGCAGCAGGATTAACATATAGTTCCATTGTAAATGCATTACCACCCCAAGCAAATTCTGCAGATGAAGGAATAGTAATATAGTCAATAGTAACATTAGCAGCACCAACGTTAACTGTAATAGTTGTTCCAGTTACAGCAGTGATTGAAAGAGCAGATCCAGATGCAGGATCAGTTGATCTTGGATATGCGTGAGTTGTTGTATTATTATCAGCAGAACATGTAAATACGATTCCGTTATCAGCGATCGTTACAGTGTTGCTAGTTGTCAAAGAATGAGATCCAATATTAATAACTAAAACACCTGTCTCAGGATCATAAGTTGTACCTGCAACAGCAGTAAATGTTCCAGTTGCTCCACCACCAGCAGTAATTGCATTTGTAACACCGCTTGAGAATGTGTGAGTATGATTTGCTGCACCTAATAGTAAAGAAGCTTGACCAAACTTCTTAGTTGAAGTGTCTATCTGTGCACCATTAGTAAATGTAATTGAATGATAATCTTGACCAGTTGATTGAGTTCTACCAATTTTACCAAGATAGATTGTGCTCCTTGCTTGGTTAAATCCAATAACTTCTGCTTTGGTATCAGTAGTTCTAATAATTTGACCTGCAGAGAAGAAACCATCTCCAACTTTAGATTTATATGTTAGTTTTCTAATGTATGCTTGCTCACCTGCTATAAAGTCTCCAACATTATTACCATATTCTAATTTGTAGTTACGAATAAATTCATCTTGTGTTAAAGCACCAGAGGCATTATCATAAGGTATAATGATATTACTAATCTCTTCATTTGAAGGGAAGTTAGCATCAATAGCAGTTGTATTATTTGTAAAGTCAACAATATTAACTTGAGATTCTGCAATATTATCAAGAACAACGTTTGGATATGTTTGAGAAGCAATTCTGTTAAAGAGTAATCCAAAGAATGAAGAACCTTCAGATATATTAACCTGAGGAATAAACTCTAGAGTTGCAGGATCTTGATAAACAGCAGTTGCAGTAACACGAGCAACTACACCAGAGTTTGCAGCAATAATAACATCATTATTTTGAATGTTAAAGAGACCTGGTGTAGACTGATATGTACCTGCAGTCTTACTTAAAGTTAAACTATTAGTAACAGAAATAGTAGTTCCGTAGATTGGTTGATTTTCTAAATGACCAACAGCAGCAGTTCCATCTTGTGCTCTAGTTACTGTAATCTGTGTGTAATTTGAGAAATCAGTTACACTATTAACCAACATGATTTCAGATCCAATCTGAATCTTATCAGTCGCAACGATTGTTCCAGCAGTTACAGCAGCAGTAGCGTCTGTAGCACTAACTAAATCAATAGTAGTTGTAGCAGCACCAATTCCAAAACGAAGATCAGCAAGAGGTGTTTCTTGTCCTGTCTCTAAGTTAATTTGTTCAACAATAGCAGTGTCACCTGCAAAGTTAGTAACTGTTTCACCAAACGTGAATAAACCAAGATTAGTTACGTTAGTTACTGTAGCAACATTTGAAGCAAATCCTGTAACACTTGCTGTAGCAAGTTCACCTGTTATGAATGTTCCTTCAGTAATATATCCAGAAACTACGTTACCAACAACTTTAGTAACAATTAATCTAGCAGTAGAAGCAGTACCTACAAGAGTATTACCAACATAAGGGAAGATACCACTAATATTAGTAAATGTCATTTCAACAGTTGCGATCTGTGAAATAGTAACACTTACATACTTAACACTAGCAGGTGGTGCAGGTGGTTCAGCAAACACAACAGAGTCACCTTGAATTTCAAAAGATGAACCAGGATTCTGAACAACACCATTCAATACAATCATTAACTGATTAGCATTTGCAACAACGTTTGATCCGTTAACAGTTAGTGGGAAGGATATTCTAACACCATCAAATAAACTAGAAATATCATCTAATCTTTGAACAACAGAAGTTAGAATATTCTCAGAAGATGTTAATCGTTTCTGACGGAAGAATACTTCAGTATTATTAAATGTAGAGTAGATTGGTTCAACTAAAGCAAAGTTTTGAATATTAGGAACAATCGCTTCTCTAGCAAGTTCAACAGACTTAGTTAATTGGAAATCAGTTTCTTTATTAGGAATCTGACCATATTCATTTAGATTTAACTCACCAAATACTTTGAAGGATGCAGGATGAACGTTTTTAATAAGAATATCTTTCCATTCACCAATAGAAACAGCAGACTTAACAGCATAAGAGAAGTCCTGATAATAGTAAGAGTCTTGAATCTTCTGAATAATTTCTGAAGGTTTACCAACGTCATCAATAAACTGACCAGTAGTTTTAGTGATAGATCCAATTTCAAGAACACCTTTAGCAATGTTTAGATCACTAATAGTACCTGAAGACTTAGAAATAACACCAGTTACTTTCTGACCTTGAGCAAAGTTACCTGTATAATCAACAATCTTAATAACTCTAGGTCCAACTTGCCAACCATTGTTTGTAGAGACATAACCTTGTGCAGTTGCAGTTTCAAATGAATCACCTTGATATACAAGTTCACCTTCTAAGAAGGTAGAAGTAATAACGTTTGCTTCAGCAGCACCACCAAATGATTCAGTTAATAGTGATTGACGACCATTACCTGCGTTTATGAAAGTAATAGCATCACCTAAGTTTGCGTTTGCAGCAGTGATCGCTAATTTTAACTGATCATCTTCAAGAGAGTTTGCAGTACCAGCAATAGCAAAATAAGTTGTAGTTCCATTTAAACGACCAATAGCACCAGATGCAAGTGGGAAATCTTGACCATCATCAGTAGCTGTTACATCTAAAGTAACTTGTGCTCCATTTGTAATACCATGTGGGAATGAGAACTGAAGTAATCCTAAGTCAACGTTAACAACATAGTTAAATGAAGATTTAAGAGAAACTGTTGGTGTAGAAGAGTAACCAGCACCTGGATCTTTTACTTCAATTTTTTCTAATCTACCATTTCTAATTGTAGATTCTGCAACAGCACCAGATCCACCACCTCCAGTGATAATAACAGCAGGTGCTTGAGAATATCCAGAACCAGGATCAGTTACAGTAATACTATCCAGAATGCTAGTAGCAGTTAACTGAGCATTAATTGGGAATGTAATCTCAGGACGTAAAGTATAATCATGAGGATAATCATAACCAAAGTTATTATTTTTAAGATTCTTAATCTTACCAACTTTATCACCTTTAGTGAATACAGATGCACCAGTTCCAGAAGGAGGAATAACAACAACTAATTCTGCACCAGATCCAGTCAAACCAGATCCAAGGATACCAGAAATTGCTTCAATATCAATAGTTGCAGTTGTATAGTTTTTACCTGGTGATGTGACTAATACTTCTTGAATTTGACCAGGAATTGTTACACCCTCATCATCAGTTCCGTCAGCAACAGTAATTTGAACTAATCCACCTTCACCATCACCACCGATAGGAACAGCATTATAAACACCAACTGCATACTCAGTACCTGGTGCATTAATTTGAACTCTTTCAATTTGTCTTGTTGAAGCAATATTAGTTACAACTGGTAATCTAGTATAGAAACCACCTGGATTGATAATACGAATAGTATCAATAGAACCAACTGCTTTTTCAGAACTTGTAGCATAAGATGTTTGATTTATATCTGCATTTCCCTCAGGTTCATTAAGAAGTAAGAACTTAAATGTATCAGCACCACGAGTAATAGTTGCACCAGATATAGAGGTAACATCAAATGTTCCAACATAAGGTGAATTAGTTACATCAAGATAACTACCAGCAATAACAGGAGAATCATCACCTGTTCTAGATGGATCGAAGTAATAAGAAATATTTGTAATTACAGATGAATCAATTTTTAATTTAACTGTTGGTGTAGTAGCACCTCCTCCACTTATACCAGGAGTTCCAACACGTTCAATAGAGTTGAATGAATATTCAAGTTTGTATAGGTTATCTTTAGAGAATGATAAGTTACCACCAACCATTGAAGAATGACTCAAGTCAAACAAATATTGATGTCCGTTATACATCTTGATAACAGGAGACTTAACAAATATACTAACGTTACTTGCAGTAGTAGCAGGATCTGTTAAAGCAGCAGATGGAAGTTTATATGTAAATTCAAGAGGACTAATAACAGTATCTACAGCAAAAGCACCATCATATTCATCATATGAAGTAGCACCAATAGTTTGTGTTGGGTTACCATCAATCTGTAGCATTTCACCAGCAGAAAGATAATGTCTTGTTCCAGTAATTACATATACTTCATCACTATTAGCAACAGCAGAAACTTGAAGTCTCTTCTTCAAATTAGCAACAAGAGTTATTTTTAATACACCAGTTAAATTAGTAATTTGTGTTGTTGTATAAGCAGCATTAAAACTAATATCTGCTGAAGTAATAAAGACAACAGAACCTACAATGAATGGAGAAGATCCAGAAACTTCATCAATTCTAATTGAATAATCATTATCACTATGAGGTTTGAACATTGCAAGTTCATCTAAGTTATTAGATCCACCCTCAGGATGATTATAACTGTTTAGATCTATATTAAATGTACCAGGTGTTGTATTATTAACCTGTGCAAAAGTATATGATTTAATTTCATTAATATCATTTGGAATAGGACCTACAATATTATAAGTAGATGCTTCATTAAATTGTTCAGTAACTAATTGTCCTGTGTTTGTATCATTAGTCCAAGTATTATTGTTTACAGCAAGATATATTTTTCTATTAATATTATCTTGTCTTACAATATAACCAGAGTTAATAAATGATCCAGAATCATTATTAAGTCTTAATTTTGCACCAGTTGTAAACTGGAATGACTGATTAAGAGTTAATTCTTGAATATTATCAATCTTTACTGTATTTGTAACTTTAAAGTAATACCTATCTTTAACAACTGCTGTAACTGATAGTTTTTGTGAACCTGCAGATGGAACAGTAGCAGTTCTAGAACTCCAAATATCTTGTTTATAAGTTGGAGTCTGAGTATTCTGAGACATTGTAGTTGTCGCATCATCAAAGTCAAGAGATTGGAAACCAGCTTCTGCTAATCCAAGACCAGCTGTGCTAGTTGTTAATGCAACAGGAGTTACTGCAGTTACAGCAGCTCTAATAAATCCAACTTGTGTATTTGTTTGTACTGTAGTTGTTCCTAACCTAGCAGCATCGGCATTTTTATCAACTTTAAGTCCCCAACCAACATACTCGATATAATCATATTTGTTTAGATTAGTTGTAAACCATCCAGTATCAACCCAAGTGAAGTTTAATCCAAATCCACCTGCAGCAGGATATGCAGTAACATCACTAGGAACTGTAGGAGTTACAGCACGGTTTCTTAATCTTAAATTGTCAATAGTTCCTTGGAATTGTTCGTTTTTACGGAACTGTCCAGTTGTGCCACTTCTACCAGGAATATTACCGATATGTAAATCTTTATTTCCTAAGGAAGTATTAGATATAGAACCAGTAAATACTTGATTTCCATTTATGTAACCAGTAAACTGATTACCTTCTTTTTTCAATCCAACAAACTGCCATGTATTATCAGCATACATGTTAGTCAATGTGGATTGTAAAGCAGAACCTGCACTATTAAGTTGAGTTGTACTATTAGTAACAACTAATTCTAGATATCCAGTGCTTAAATCATAATACAACCAGAGACCACCAGTAGCGTCTGTAGCATCACCAATATTAATTAAGGATACTTGAGTTTGACTATGTGTGTTATACTCAGAACCATTCTTATAGAGCATAAACTCTAAAGTCCAATCATTTGCAAGTTTAGTTCCTAAAGAAGCTGCAGTAAATTTAATAGCAGAGTTTTCCCAAGTAGATGGAGATGCTGTTTGATATGCAGGCATATATGCTGCATTTCCAAGATATTGAATTGCACCACCAGTTCCTATAAATGTTGGTGTATAATGTCCTGTAGTATCAGTAGTTTCACCACCAGTAAACTGGAATATAAACTCATTTCTATTCCAAGATGATTGACCATAAACATGCATATCACCAGAATTATCACTAGCAATCGCAAATGGTGTAATACCTTCAATATTGTTTAAATTGAAATCATTTGATGTGTGATTTTTAATTACACCATCATATCCAATTTTTACAATTTCAGTTGTTTTATTTCCATCTCCAGTAGCAATTTTACCAAAAGTAAGATTAAGATCACCAAATATATCAATACTACACTTAGGAGCGAGTGAAATAGATCCACCACTTACAACATAACGATAATTCCAAATTAAAGTACCATCAACATCAACTTTACCAACCCAGAAACTATCTTTTGTAGTATCATCTGATTTTAATCTAGCAGTAGCAGTAATGTAAAATTCTTTAAATTCATCAACTGCTAATCCAGTATCAATGAATGAATATGCAGTATTATTATATTCTTTTATCCAATCAACAGTGAGGACATTGACTCCAACAGTTAATTTACCAAAACCTGCGTTAATATCTGCTGCATTAGCATTATTAGCAATTTCTAATGAGAAGTATACACTTGAACCATCTACAACTAAACCAGTTACTTTTTCAGACTTACTGGTTGAAGCAATTTTCCTCTTAAGAGCAAAGTTACCATTAGTATCAACTAATGCAATATAAGCATCGTAAGGATTAATAGAGTTGGTATTTGTAAATCCACCAATAACAAATCTAGTATCTGAATATTTTGTAATTGATGTAACTTGATCGGAACGAGTAGATCCAGAAATACCTGCATATGCTTTTTGGAAAGTTAGTGCAGCATCTAATCCATTAGCAGTTTGAGTATACTTACAAAGAATTACATCAGGATTATATGAATCTAGAAGAGCACTGTTAGGTCTATTATTACCAACAACCCAAATATCGCCACCATCAACATAAATTTTTTGGAATTCTGTATAATCAGTTCCATCAGTACTTTCTAATGTTTTTTGCCATTCTTTAACACCAGTAGCAGATAATTTAGCAATAAATGCTATATTTGCTGTTCCAGCAGTATTTTTAGTTATACCACAAACATATGCTTCTTTATTATCATTAACAACTACATCATTAACTTTTAGATAATTATTATTTTCAATAAGTGAAACATAATAATCTGCTTTTTTGAAAATTTGAGGATGTGAAAGAATCACACGAGGATTTTGTGTATATCCCTCACCAGAGTTAATGATATTAACAGCTGAAATAGATCCTACTGAACTTACTACAGCAGATAGTTTACCAGAAGTTCCATTTCCATCTCTAGGAACGATAGTAATTTCTGGAGGAATATCGCTATTATATCCAGAACCTTGTTGATTAATTGTAATTTCTTCAATACCCTTATATTGTCTAACAATAAATGATTTGTTAGTATTTGCCATAACTGGCGTATAATCAACAAAAACTTGATTTCCTACAACTAAGTTATGAGGAGTTGTAGTTTTTAAAACACCATAATTATCTCCACCAATATTTTCAAAAGTATATGAACTTGGAGTTTCTCCTTTAATTCTAGATACACGAGCAGAAACACCAGAACCATCAGTATCAGTGTTATCAAATACAAGTCTATCATTAACCTGATAGTTAATACCTGGGTTTTCAATAGTAAATCCAGTTACAGAAGCATCTTCAAATTTAGTAATTGTATCAACTTCAATATCAACTTTAGAATCTAATTTAACTGTAGGGAAGTAATCAAATAACTGTAGTGGAGGTTCTTCAAAAATTTGATCAGGATCATCAATCTCTGCTTGATCAATAACACCACTTCTATCTTCGTCTTCAATCTCAAATAGTAAAATTTCACCAGCTTCAGTTGTTAATGCATTAGTAGATACGTTAGGTGCTCTTTCTACATCAATATCAACGTTTTCATATGGATCACGATAACGGACAACTCCAGAAGGAATATTTTGCTGAACCGCTTCTGCAGCTAGATTCCATTTATCAACAACAGAGTTGAAACTTGGACCTAAAACATATGGGAATACAGGGTTACCATCTTCAGTAGTATCAATAGTTACAAAATAACAATATCTACCACTTGGATATTCTGGTGTTTTACAAAAACGACCATTGTACTGATCTAAATCACCTAAACTAAAGACATATTCATAATCTTCTACAAATCTACCAGCTGCTTCTGCAGAAAGTAAAGGTCCAGCAGTTCTTACAGGATATGGATTAGTTGTTTCGTTATATACAAGATTTGCCTTCAAGCGATATGAAGTATTTAATTTTTTAATACTAGATGCTTGATCGGTAGGATCAGTGTATCCATAAGGACCATAAATTGGGTTACCATCAAATGCCCAACCTATAATAGGTGAATGTGCTAATTGTGTTTCAAGTTCCTTAATAGCACCAGCATTATTTTGGAATAAATTATCACCGAGAATAAATCTTAATTTTTGTGGATTAGAAATATGTGCATACTCTCCACCATACTGTTGATTAAATCCTTCAAATACTCCACCTTTAGCAGCATCTTGAATTGATGTTTCTTGTAAATTATATGTCCACTGGAATACGTTAGCACTAAATGATGCATCTTGTCCAACTGAATTTAAACTTATAAGTGTAGTTCCTTGAACGTAGTTAATACCTCTGTTAACAATAGTGATACCAGTAACTCTACCAGCATTCTCACCATCAACGTCAATAGTTGCTCTAGCAACAGCACCAAAACCAACACCTTGAATTGTAACTTCTGGAGCAGTTGTATAACCAGAACCTGCAGAAATAATAGCAACCGAAATGATACGACCATTCTGTACAATCGCTTGAGCAACAGCACCAGAACCAGAACTTAAATTTACTGTAGGTGTAGAAGTATACCCAGATCCACCAGATGTAATTCCTACAGATTGAATAGGACCTCTAACAGATGCTGTAGCAGTTGCTCCAGTTCCTCCACCACCAACAATCGTGATAGTAGGTTGAGAAGTATATCCTGTTCCACCATCATTAATTAAAACTCTAGAAACAACACCTTTAGTAATGATAGCAGTTGCAGCAGCACCAGAACCATTACCACCAGCAATAGACACTAGAGGAGAAGAAGTATATCCAGATCCACCAGCAGTTACAGTAATTTCACTAACAGAACCATTTACAACAACATCTGCAGTAGCACCACTTCCGTTACCACCTGATATTGTAATAACAGGAGGGAATGCAGCATCATATCCAGATCCTGAGTTATTAATTGTAACTCCAGTGATAGCACCGAAAGTTTTTGTAGTAGGAGACTTGTAAGACCATACAGAAACACCGTTTACCCATGTTCCTATAGGACCAGGTGAAATAGTGTCCTTAGAGGAGATTGTAGAGGGTGCTAGAGGGAATCTATTTAACTTACGTTGGTTGCCTGGTAATAATGCAGAACCAGGAAAAGGACCTATTTCATAGTTAGGAATACCTGTTGATGCAACGTAAACGTAATTATCATTAAAGAATGAGTTTTGAACGTTTGTTGTATAAGGACCAATAGCATTTAAAATTTGTGCATTATTAGATTTACCTTTGTTAAGGTCAACAGATACAAGGATATTACCTTGGGGAATTACACTTGCTGGTTGTGGTAATTGATATTGAAATACAGTATCGCTATCTCTAGATGTAACTAAGAAAGATCCATTATAGATGATAGGGTTTGCACCATAAATGGTAACTGAATCTCCAACTAACAATCCATGATTATTAGCACAAGTTACAGTTGCAGATCTATTATTAACACCACCAAATGTAATTGAACTAACAGAAATTAATTTTTTAACATTATACAACCAAGTTGTTAGTTCTGATCCAGTACTACTACCACCTAATTTAGAAACTGTTAATTTATCACCAGGTAAGTAGTAAGAACCAGTATCAGTAAGTGTTGTTTGTTGAGCATCAACAATACCAACAATATTCATCACTACTTCTTGAGTAGTTCCTTTATTGATAAAAACTGTGAAATTTGAAGATACGATTGTAGCAGAATCCCAATCTTCAGAAACACCATTTACAGAACGAGTACACTCAATAAACTGGTTAAGAGATTTTTCTTTATATTGAACAAGTTCTGTAGTATCGCTGCTACTTCCAATCAAAAATTCACCGTTTCTCTCTGGCCAACCTATAGTAGAGTCTACTGTAATAATACTATCTTCAGTTCCAAGAGGTTCTGCAAGTTTCGTTTTATATGGAACTGTAAATGATCCATTAATAGTTTCTTCTGATAAAATTAATTCAAAAATTTCTACATCAGAAGTTTTAATTGAAATATAGTTTTCAACTAATGCACTTGCTGCTTGAACGTTAGTATCAGCAATATCTGCTTCTTGTATTAAAAGACCATCTCTAATATCATTAGGATTACCACTTACTAAGGTAGCACGAAGAATTGTATCAATAGACCATGTTGCAGCAGATGGTTTGATAATCTGATCTTTAGGATATGAAATACTTACCTGTTCACCATAAAGAAGTTTGAAAAGGTAACTAATACTAAAGGAAGTTCCTTTTGCACTATAAAAATCTTTAATAGTTTTTATTGATGTTCTTACATCAATCTTGTTATAATCTAATTCTGGAACATCAGGTAAGAATTGTTCTTTATATTTGTCTAGAAGTCTCTTTACAAATAAAGCATCAAGACATTTAACATTTGTATCTACAGTCGCTGCAGCAGCAGTGGTATTATTAGAAAATACAGCATTACCATCTTCAGTGTATTCTGTAATAGAACTTGCTGCTCTAGCACATCCAATAAACTTTGCTTTTTGATATCCTTTACCTGTTTGATTTACTTTGAATCCAGTTACTTCATTTAAACCAACTTCTGCAGAACATTTTGCCTCTGGAGGAGATTGTATAACAACTGTTGGAGGAGTAGCAGCACTGTATCCAGTTCCAAAAGATGATACGTTAATATCAGTAATTTGACCATTGAATATTGAAGCAGTTGCAGTCGCACCAGTTCCACCAATATAAACACCTTGATCATTATTTCTATTATCTACAATATAAACGGAAGGAACGTCATCGTAACCGCTACCACCACTTAATAAATCAATTCCAACAACTCTACCATCAGAGTCAACTCTTGTACTAAGAACTTGAGCACCAACAGGATCAATAATTGCAATTCTAGGAACAGTTTCGTATCCTTGACCTGGATTAGCAATAGTAATTCCAGTAATAACACCATTTGTTAAAACTGCTGTCAATGCTGCTTTAATACCGTTAACACCAGTAGGTTCATCGATATAAACTGTAGGAATAGTAGTATATCCTTGTCCACCATTAGTAATAGGAATAGTTCCAGATACTTGTCCATTTACAATAGGACAGACACCTAGTACAGCACCACCAGGCTGCTTGAAAGTGATTCTAGGGGTAAAAGTATATCCACTACCAGAAGTAGTAATTTCTACAGTAGAAACTGCACCATTTGTAACAGTTGCCTTTAATACTGCTGCTGAAGAACCTGCTTTTGTTGGAGTTTGTATTTGAACAGTAGGAGGGTTTGTATCGCTATAACCTTTACCACCATCAAGTAAAGAAACTGTTTTAACACCATTAATTAAAGTCTTTACAGATGCACCAGATCCAGTATCTGAGTTAATACCAACTTGAGGAGGATATTCAAATCTGTAATTACTACCATTTTGATTTATCTCAACACTACTTAATTTACCATCATTATCAACACGAGCATATCCTACAGCATTTGCACCAAAAGAGGGAACTGGTGCTTCAATAGAGTACAGAGATAGGAAACGACCATTTAAAGGTGCAGTTAAGAAAATAAATTGATCTCCATCAATAAAGAAATCTACTTTAGGAACTAAGAGACGATTATCATATACTGCATAGAAATATTCATCAACAATACCATCATATCTGACTCCATTTCGAGTCATTGTAAATTGTGTCTTACCTTCACCAAATCCGTTTGATAAATTATCAATCGCTAAAATATTATTTTCTACAAAACCACTAAGATAGACAATAGATGTTTGTGAAGAGTCATCAGAAGCAAGTTTTAGTCTAGGAGCAGTTGTAAAAACAATATTACTACCACTTACTGTATAATCAATATTTGGAACTAAAACTTTACTATATGCAGTAACAATCAGATGTTGTGCAGAAGGAGGAGTTATTGGATTATCTTGTGATGTAAGAGAAAACTGAGTTGTAGTTCCATCAAATCCATTTAAAGGGTTTGCAAGAGTAGTCCACTTAAGTTTTACCTGATCATAAGAAATACCAGGACTCAGTGCGATATTTGGTGCATGAGTTACACCTTCATAATATACAACTTCATTATCAATTAATATACTTCCATCATTTTCTAAAAATTGGTCAACACTTTCAACAACAATCTCATCAGCAGTCGCAGTAATATCTTCTACAATCTTCGTTGCACCATCAAGGATATCAACATTGAGTTTATCAATGTCAAGATATCCGAGAAAATCGTTAAGAATATTTTGTCCTAATCCAGTTTTTTCTTGCGAACGATAATAATATTCAAGAAATTTATTGAATAGAGGATAATCGTTAGCAATAAAATCTGGGGTCTGTTGTGCTACAGATTGGGAGACCTTATTGATGTTCATCTACGAGTTTAGAAGCAAGATGTGTTAGTCAAATTACCAGAGTTTGCAATATCAGCAACAGTAAGTGTTGTTGGTGTATTATTGAATACCGCAGGTGTCAAACTATTTAGTGGGATTGTAGGAGGAGGAACAGTTCCAACTGAAACTATTGTGACCTCAGGATTAACAATGTTAATAATTGTGCCTGGTGTTGAAGCAGGAATTGTTGAAACGTTAGCAGGAATGAATAAAACTGGAATGGAAAGACCTGTAGGTAATAGATCTGCATTACTCACAGAACCTGCACCAGTTGTAGTATCAGTAATTGTTATACCATTTACAGGAATATTAACACCAGCACCAATAATAGCAACAGGACCGAAGCAAACTTCACCAGTTGAATAATTTACCGTACCTGCTGCATTATTAGTATATACTTTTCTATTACCTGTATTATAAAAGGTTCTAAGATTTCCAAAACCATCATCTTCAAATTGTTGATCTACGCCAGGTCTATCAGAAGTTCTAAATGTTCCTGATAGTAAGATTGGTTCTTTCTTACAAGTAGTTCCATCATTATTACTTGGATTACTATCATAAAGAGCACCACCAGTAGCAATACAATATGTGTTGGTTTGGTTAGTGGTTGGTCTAATATATCTCAAAAGTGTTAACTGAGTAGAAACATCAGTAATAGAACTATCAGCAAGACTTATTGCTTTTTCAAATGAACCTAGTCTAAAGGTAGAGTTAAAGTTATTAATCTGTGTTTGAGATGCCCAATCATTAATACCGTTTTGAACATTAGTATTAATCTCTGATGTATTAGTTGAAGTTGCAGGATCGTAAGACGCAAAAACTTTAAGATATAAGTAAATATCCTCTGGATCAATAATCACAGGATCAATAGATGCCATAGCATACTTTCTTAGATCTGCAGAAATTGATTTCTTAGTAGCATCATTAAGTAATGAACCTGTCTTAGTTTTAATCGCAATGTATACTTTACCGTAAATTGGAGGATTAAGAGTATCTCCACCATACGCAACTACTGCATCGGCATTACTGTATACCTTTTTAGTAATTGTTGCATAATCTTGAGCAGTAACTGCTCTATATTGGGAAGAATAAAACCTAGGTGCATTATATTTGATAGAATCAACAGTTTCAGCAGCTGCACCTAACTGAGAACGTTCTTTCATCTCTACAGTTATATCTGCAGGTGAGTAATTGACTCCATTAGTATCAACCATTCTACCAACATAAGCAAACTGATTAATTTCATTTGCTTCTGCACCAGAAGTAACCAGATATTCTAAAACAACTACCTCACCATCTTTTAGTGCTCTACCTGCAGTATCATCACCAAATTTAATTTCATAACGTTGATCTTCACCTTCAGCAAGGAAATATGCACGAGTAGTTGCAGTCAAGTCAGTGATAGTATCAGTCAAACTGTACAAATCAGACTGAGTAGATGTTTCGTTTGGTTTTACACGAACTGATAAGGTGCTAATATCAACTGCTTCAGTAGGAATCTTATATGTTTGTGCTGCAAAGGTGTTTACAATATATGAAAAGGTTACAATACTACCTTCTCTAACAAGAACATTATCAAACTCAGCCATACCTGTAGTTGTATTGACTGAAGCTGTTATTGGTTCTAAAATATTAAAAAGATAATTACCACCACTAGCAACTGACCCTTTTGCAAGAGTTACGCTAGTAGGATAAGCACCATTTGTTAATGATGTCTGTAACATGAATTTTAAACATGCTTGTGATCCAGTAATAGATCTCGGAACATAGTTTAAAAGTTTTGCAATATTAACTACGTTGTCTCTAACAGTGGCAGAAGGCAAAAATGCTTCATTCATTGCCATGTTAGCATTAAATGCTGTATAGTAACTATTATATGCTAGTGTATCAATCAAATATGATAGTGAAGAACCTTCAAAGTCATAGTCACTAAATTCTGACCTCGTTCTGAGGTATGATTTTATAGATGCTTTAATATCATTAAAGTCTAATGCTGTTAAGTTATTCGGTTGCATTATTCGGGTCTCTGTAATACGAACTCAATAGACTCCACTGGAGGTAATCCAACGATCTGATAACGTAGTTCAACATCAAAAGAGTTTTTATCAAAATTTGCTTTTACAAAAACATTGACAATTCTAACTCTAGGCTCATACTGACTAATTGTATTTATTACCTCTTGCTTGATGGAATCAGAAGTAAATGGATCAAGTGGTTCAAATAAAAGTTCGGATATTCGAGATCCGATCTCTGGTTGGAATGGTTTTTCACCAGGAACAGTCAAAATAAGATTTTTAACTGCTTGTTTGATGGCATTATCGTTTTTCACGATTGCAACGTCTTTTGTATTCGCATTTCGTGTAAAACCAACTGATAAGTCCTTAAAAGACCTAGATTCAGTAAAATTACTACCTTTTATCTTCTTTAATGCCATTTTTACAGGGAAAGTCCTGTATTATTTATCGACCTTGACCCCGATATCTCTTTTTTCTTTTATTTGATGAAGTTGCACTGTATTTTGTGTGCTGTCCACGTCCTTGACGTGTTTTCTTCGGTTTGGTTTCAACTGTAGGTATTCCGTTGTTGAATCTAGTTGCCATAATTAAACTCCAATAAAAACATTAGGTGAACACCCTGTTACGACGGAAGTACATGGAAATGCGGGTGTCTGATCTCCAAGTGGGTCTCCGAACCTTCCAGCACGACGACCATTAATCCAAACAGTCATACTTGTAGCAAAAAGTTTCCTCGAATGACCAACTGCAGGTTCTCTACCACCTGCAACTCCTATTGTACACCACCAGGCAGGTGTTGCCCTTGTGGTAAGACATTTAAACCCAACAGACGTTGTTGAGTGCATGGTCGGTGTAGGATGCGGTATTAGAATGTCTTGATCAATGATTGGTAACTGACCATTGATAATAACAGTCCGCAAATAAGGTCCCGCAGGTAGTTGCGGATGCGGTGGCCAAATTGTAGTTGCATTCATCGCTTGCACGGGTCTTGGAACTATAGTAGGACTAAGAGATGGATGTGGACAGTTAGGTAATACACCTCCACCTAGACCAGGATGGTGTGATGAACCAGTTCCTACTCCGTGTCCACTGTCTGTCCCCATGTATAGTGCTGCTCCTGGCATTTTAAGTTATATTGAATGGGTTTCCGTACGCTGCTCCCGCGTTTGCTGCTTGAATTGCTGCAGAAGATAAATCATGGAACATCCTGATACTTCCACTTGCACTCCATGGTTGACAACCTGGTCCTAAAAGACCTGACATTGTATATGATGTATTTACAGTTCCTCCTTGACCATCACTAGATGATCCACCAGTTGATCCTGAGGGTGCATTACATGTAAAATGTGAACTTCCCGTATTTACGGGAGACATAGACAATGTAACAGAAAGAGAAGTCTCTTTTGCTTGATCTGCACGGTATTGCGTCATAAAGTATTTAGTGCCTGTTGAAGCTGCGGGTAATTCAGTAAAAGAACCTTGAACAGTCTCTACAAGACTCTCTTTATGGTTTGATAACTCTGGAACACTTGTTTGAGTGATGTCATCAATCGATTGTGAACGTTCTAAAGTAGTTCTTTCAAGTTCTTCTCTTAAAACTTCCTTATATTCGTTACTAATATTGGTATCATCGTTTAAAAAGTTCAAATCATACTTCGGAGAGACAATATCACGCAGTTCATCAGTCACTCCTTTGGAATATTTCCTTTGTGGGAGTACTGTAGTGCGTCTTCTATCGTTATCTAACTTGATTTCAACTGTTGGTTCACGACTTTCGTTGTTAACTGTCTTTAACATTTGATTATATGACTCTGAAAGTGCTTTTATATGCTCCGAAGTGATCTTAGGCAAGTTAGAATCGTCTAAATCGGGTATTCTTGCATTATTTTTGTTAATTTCTTGTTCAATTTGCTCTGGAGTGAACCCTAATTCAAGTAATCTGTTGTAACCTTGAGGATCTAACGCTGACATATACGAAACATCGACTTTTGGTAACTCCGCACTAGGTATTGAGTTCATTAATCGTTCATTTTCATCATCAAAAGTAGAATCAAACGCAGAATTTGTAAAAGTTTCTACTTTTTTCTTGTAATTATTGCGAATCCATACTTTTGGAACGTTATTTTCGTCATATCCGCTACCTCCGCGTGTAATTTCTAACGCAGTTAGTACACCTGCACTAAAAGTTCCCTTAACTTCCGCTTGAATTCCTGATTCAATGAGTGGAGGAGTTACAATTATGTCTGGTGACTCTTGTAATTGGTTCCAACCAGCACCTCCGTTCACTATTGTAGCACCTGTTACGCGACCATTTGTGATTTCAAGCGTAACATCGGGTTGTTTTATGGTATTATAGATGTCTGGTGCGGATAAATCTACACTTGCGGTGATAAATTGCATGGATTTATCGGAAAATTCATACTTTCCAACTAAAATAGCACGATCCGCTATACCTTTACCTGCTACTGTGGTAATTTGATGTGCTCTATTAGACGTATATTGGGTATCTTTAGCAAAATTACTACCACTTCCGTCAACGTATGCTACATGATAAGGGAAATTACCCTCATCCATGTGGAAAACGCGGGTAAGGGTATGTCCATTTACAACATCTCCTGTTCTTAATACATCAAAACCCGATACACTGGAGGTTTGATCAACAGGACCAACAGCCGTTATCTTTAAATTGACTGTTAATGTGCTTGTTGTAGTGTCAGGATGTGTATGTGTGTAGCTTAGACTGAATACATCGTTAACACTATATGATGTACCTGCTGCTAATATCTCTGTAACTAACCATTCAGTGCCCGTAAAAGCGACTGACGACCCCGACTCGTCTACAATAGGACGTATTCTCACCTTTAATCGGAGTCCTGTGGTCGCTCCCGACCCATTGATTTCGTAGATAGTAAAGTCATCGAGCGACTCGTCCCCACTTTGCCACGGATTTTGTGTCGAAGTATACGCAATTCCCTCTTGAGTGCTTTGTACCCAAGCGTCAGCGTAAGTTACCCCATCGTAAGAGAAACTAAAATCAGTTACTCCGTCAGGTGCTTGAGAAGATAAAGCGTCATACTTGAACGCGATCTTATTACTTGTGGTTCCAAACCCGAACAGCGACGGATGAGGGCAGTCTGGATCGCCCGTATAATCAGTATCACATGTATATGAAAGAGATGTGGTTGCGGGTGTACAAGTAAAATTACTACAAGGGAAACAATTTGAAGAAGTTGCTACATTACCATCATTACTTCCACCTGTAGTTGTAGCGTTACTATCTTCAATAAAGAAAGAAGGTATTCCTACTGTTCCACCTTTATTTGAAGTATCGTATAGGTATGCAAAGAATCGATCAGAATAGGCAAAATCAAATGATAATTGAGAAGGAGTATAGTCAAATATCAATTTAGAGTTTGGTTGGTTAGTATTACAAGGATTAGGTCTTTGTATCTTACCGCAGTTACCTGATGAAGTTACAAAACCAGCAGTGGTAAAACTTTCATACATGATAAAATCTGCCTCTCTAGTAGGCACATTGTAATTGCCTTGTCTGATAGGAGATTGAGGGTATTCAACATATGATACAGTTACACCACCTGCTTGAGGATCATACTTATTGCATGACTCATCACTGAGAGTACCATTACTGAACCCTCCTACACATCCATTATTTGATAGTGTTGTTTTACATCCCATGTTCGATCTTGTTTAAACGAGAGTATATCTCATCGAAGTTATCCTTTATATTCATATATTCTTCCTTTCCAGTTGGTTTATAATATGTTTTATCAGGTGTAGGTAGTTCACTTACATACTTTTCTATAGCGTTTAGTCTTTCACCTACTTTAACTAAACAATCATTAATAGTATTTAATGCTTCTGCTAATTGTTTTTCATCCATGATGTTGTAAATTTCAAATTTTATACATACACTGTATGGTTTCTCCGAAAGTTATATTTAATATTTTAGTCAATCGCTTTTTTCAGTATAATACTGCTACCTTCATCACCTAACTCAAACTGTAACTCTGTTTGAATGTTCCAACCTAACTCTTCACAGATTTCATAAGGTATTGTCAATATAAGATCTCCATAATCATCTTCATCGAGTTTAGTTGTGAATCTGTGTGACATAAGTATTACATACGATTTATTTGGTGGTAAGATGGTGTCGGGTTTCTACGCTTCCAATCTGTCCATAACGTATATAGCGTTTCCTTACTGTCTACATTAAGGACGGACGCTGCATGGTCTGCACATTCGTACATACGATTATCTAAGAGACCTTCATAGCGTATCAACTGTTCGATACACCATACTCTTAAATCTTGTCTGCTGAGTTTTTTCTCTGGAGGCATTTTTTTTTCTCGGAAATTTTTTTTAAATGCGAATAATATATCTATCGCTTTGGGGAACCTTTGTAGGTTAGGGTAGTGGCTGCTTTTTAATTAACGGGGGGTAAAAATACTGCGATTCCCGTTATAAGATTGCGATAAGACTAGCGAGATTGATTTTACATAAAAAAATGGGGTTGTTATACCCCATTATATGTTATTCCGTGTGAGTTGTCAACTGGTCTTACGTTAGGTTTGTGCCGATGCAAGTGAATGCCGAGGCAACCTGTAAACTGCCAGCAAGTTGTTAGTCGATTGCTAACTCCATACCGCTAACAAAATCCTCTTTAACATTCTTATAAGATACGAACCACTCGTAATTCTTTTGAAAAACTCGCATACCATAAGAAAATTCGTCAAGTAATGCGTTTAACCTTGACTTAGTTGTATTAGATTGCCAACCTCCATCTTTTATGATGATTGAATGATCTTTAACAGTTGCGATATGATTGCCATGTAAATAAACATCTGCTTCATTATCCCAACCGTGCTTGACTGTTGTATTAGATGATGAGAAATTTCTGCCTGTTCTGATTGCTCTGTTCATGTCTCTTTCAATTTTTCTCATGTGGTCTCCCTTATGTTGTTATATTAATTATAGCAATAGGGCAACCCATTACAACTTCTCTTGTGACACTTGTTGTACTGGCACAACGTCCCAACTATATCCGATAGATTTGATATAATCAAATACCGATACGTCTTTATTTTTTCTTATTCTCCACTCGTCTCGATCTACTCTAAAATCATGTATAAAAGTTTGTAATTCATATATGCTTTTAAACTGTCCTAACAGTTCATGCTTTTCATTATAGAGTGAGTAAA